ATATAGTATTGATAAATAAGGATATTACAGGAATATATTTTTATATTCTTGCAATATATTATAGTAAGCTCTTACTAATAATCTTGATTCTTAAAAATTCATTTAATGCGGTCTAAATACTTACCATAGGTAATATGATTGCATTTAGAGCATTTCCATTCACTGCGGGCATAACCCATGTTGATGATTTCATCGCCATGAATGGCATTATTCCTGTCTCTCCCCAATTCGTGTTTCGATGGCTGTAGCAGGACGAATCATTTCTAAAATGCATCTGCGGCTACCTTTGGCAAAATAAGCGTAACCATCTTCAATAAGTTCAATGGTTTCGGTGCGATCAGGCATAAAGTCATCCACATAGACAACCGTCTGACCTACGTAGAAGGAAGTGCCAGTAATATTTGAATAATCCCTATCTAATGCAGGAGCTTGGTTAGAACGCGCATTCTGGTTTTCTTGGATGGCATTAAACGTTTCTTTGCAAAAATCGGCTTCTGTGTGGGTAATTGCGCAAACAAAAGTCATTGAAATAGCGAAAAGGGCGATAACCCAGTTAAATAAGGTGCTATTAAAAAGAAACGTCAGGATTGTAGCGATAATGCATACAAAAAAAGCATAGAAGGAGTTATCAACGCCATGATGCGGTTTTCGCTCTTTCTTTGGTTTTTGAGTGAGTTTAATTACTGTCCAGATTGCAACGATAAAACCAAGTCCTAACATTGCTCCTGTCAGGAATTTATCGAATAGCATTAGCCAATGAATTTTTAATGGAAAAATAAAACAACTATTCATCGCATTATCCCTCTTTAGCTGTTAATACAATATCTTTCGTTCCAATAATATTTTCTAAATCATCAACTGATTCTTTGAACCATTTGATAGCTTGCTCAATAATTCCGCCTTCTTCACTAGAAATCATTGCAGAACCAAAAGCTTTCGTCATGAGAAAAACCTCATTTACACTTTACTTACAAATAGATAGTAATGATTTTCTTTTGGAACAAAACTGTTCGTGAAATTTATCCAGTAAATGAAAGCCACCCGAAGGTGGCTCTCTCTGAGTAGGGCAACTCAATTAATTATAAGCACAATAATAAAGTAAGTGCTTACTAATAATCTAGCCCCAAATAAAAATTATTGCGGGAGACTTGAAGGGGTGAAGTATGCATTAAAACCACTTTCCGAACTGTTCCAGTTAAAGACACGATCATTATCCATATTTCGTAACATTGAACGGGCCAATGCGTCTGAACATACGGCAACTCGACGTTTTAAATTGGTCACATTTCTTGGGATATAAAACATCGGTACTTCGTTTACTCGTTCATCATTAATCAGACCCAAAATAAGCGAATTTAGATGTTCAATAAACCCTAAAGCGGCGGGTGCAGATTTTTCATCCTCTTTAAGTTCGATGCCCGGCTGAACCAGCAAGATGCCGATACAGTGATCTCGTGCTACCTGCGCACAGCGGTCGATATAGCGCATAAGACGCTTAGACTGTTCCTCAGTAATATCAGGTCCAGCATGTATCAACGCATATGCCATAAGATCAATAGGGGAGCGATCCGCTACTGCATCGATGTGGTAATTGGCTTCATAAATGTCATTCAGGCGCTCAATGAGGTGTTCCTGAACTTTCATTCGCTCATCAAAGCTATAGCTCTGATTAGCTGAATTAAAGCCAATTTCCTTTTGCAATCTAGTAATCGACATAGGGATAAATTTTGCCCCTGAAACTCTGGCAAATTCTTGAGCCAAAGTAGTCTTGCCGGTTCTATGACTGCCACATAATGCAAAAATCATGCTTCCACCTTATCCGCACGAGCTTGGGCTTGCTCATTTGAATAAGTGCCTTTGCTATAGCGCTTACCCAATTTTGCCATATTCGCCGCAATCGTTTCCTCACGGCTTACCCCGATGATTTGACGGATTCGCTCCATGAAGAACTCTAAATCACCAAGTTCTTCAATCACGTTTTCACGATCTAGCGGTTTGCCGTAAATTGCATGTTTCTTGATTGCGTCAAGAAGTTCACCAGATTCACCTGAAACACCGACACCCATGTGAAGTAAATCGGCTTGCTCTGGTGTCATATCATTCAGGATGTCCTGACCTTTTTTCACCAAAGCCGTGACCATTTCGCTAAAAATGATTTGATCAGCCAACTTTGTTCTCCAAGTTAGTTACACGCGAATTCAAGCTATTGATTGAATTGCCTTGAGTGACATTCACTCCTTCTGCATTATTCATGCGGCTTGTCAAAGTTGAAATTGAGGTGCTTTGACTAGCGTTAGTGTTTTCAACATTTGTAACGCGATTAGCAAGAGTATTAACGGAAGCAACATCAGCCTTTTGAGTCAATTGGCTCTTAAGGTTGTTAATTTCCATTTCGATCTGTTCGTTAGTCATAGTCATGTGCTATCTCCTGTTAATGACATAAACGGTTTAGACTTTTATTTTCTTTTTGACCTCAAGGCCTTCATTACCTGCGGCTTGATAAGCTGCGGTCAAATGCTCAATTGCAGCATCAATGTGGCGATTAAATTCAGGATTGATGCGCTCTAGGTAATACTGATGCCTAGTCAGGTGGTCATTCACCATGCTTAAAAGGACATAAGATGTATGTAATGCCTCATGTCTGAACCACTTAGGATTTACCTTCGTTTTACTCATTACCCGTTCATCTCCTGAAAGACTTCCGTTAATGCTTTTCGTGTTTTGATAGCGCGCGCAATTTCGACATTGTTATCTTCAATGCGAGTTGTAGCGGATCGAATTAATTCATTTTGAACATCGTTGTCCTCTAGCAGGCGCTCTTCTAAATCGAAAAGCTCACTCAGCTTTTGCTCAAGATCAGCCGTGATATGGCGAACTGTTTTAGGCTTGACTTGGCCCATGCCAACTTTTTCTTCAAGATGTTCGGTAGCTTTACTTTGTCCAATTCCAAAAATATTCATGACTTACTCCTTGTTTTTCGATAAGAAGATTTCTGCTTCAATGAATTTGCGATGTTGTAACCAGCCTTTTAGATTCCCGTGCATTGTTGGGTTGGCATACTTTTCCGTGCGGTGATCAAAGCTGTCAGGTGTTGCTTGGTGCTCAAAAGGTGAAGCATGCAAAGGTTCAGCTCCGACCAAGCGTTCGCAAAGTTTTAAATCTTCACCAACATTTGATTTATTGCCGTAATGGTTCAAGAAAGAGACGCGGCAACAACGGGCACCAGATACCTTTTTTAATACCTCGATTTTGTGCTGCTTCCGTTCCTCGTCTGTGATATATGGCAAGTGCCATTCACCAAATTTGAGCTTTTTAGGTGTTGAAGTACGCATTGCTTTTTCAATGAGATAAGCAACAGCGAAGATTTCGAACTGGGCATCTTCATGGATACGGAGATCGAAAAAGTTATCCATTTCCGTAGAGCTAAGAACCACATGCATAAATTGCCAAGGCATCAATAAGCGGTTGGCCGTTTGCTTGTGCAGTCCTAATTTCATTAAGGACCATACAACACCGCACATCAGGCGACCTGACCATTTCCATGCAAATCGGCACAAGCGAATCTTGCGTTTTGAAAACTGTTCATTCGCTTGCATGCCAGCCTTGTTTTTGCCCCAAAAGATTGGATATGCCGGATTGTTCCAGACTTGCTGAATGATCTTTGAAATAGGAATGGCGCGGTTAGATGCGGCATTACGGCTGAATACACGATGAGTCATCATTTCGGCATGTATTGGTAACCAATACATAAGCTCAAAGGTGACAAGGCGATCGCCGTATTCATTGATGCTGTCTGCCAAGATTTTTACTTTGATTTGACCTTCCTCAATTGCTTTATCAATGAGGTGTACGAGGTCGAAATTAGTAATTTGCAATTTAGTTCCTCCTTACCAAACCAAAGCACCGCCAACTTTGTAGTCAGTGACGCGGGTTTCGAAGAAGTTCTTTTCTGACGTATTAGGTTTAGAGAACTGCTCAACCCAAGGGAATGGATTTTTTACGCCTGGATATGGCACAAACGGCGCTTGAATTTGTTCAGCACGGAGGTTTGCAAGATGCTTGATGTAATCCTCAATAGCTTTAGGATTCGTTACGCCTTTAGTAATGTATTTCCCCCAACTGATTTCCATTTCTGATGAAGTCAGGAACACTTCAAGAGCTTTATTCCAGAAGGATTGGGTAAAGACGTCTTTATTTTCGTGACGAAGGGTGTCTAGCATATGTGCGAACAAATCTAGGTGCGTTCCTTCTTCATCACGTTGGATATAGCGAATCATGTCGGCTGAACCTAACATTTCACCCTTATCGGCAAGCAGATAGAACGAAAGGAAACCAGAGAAGAAATAAACACCTTCAAGCAAGACGTTTGATACACATGAAAGAGCAAAGCCTTCAGCCGAGAATTTTTCACCGAGTAATCGCGACTGTTTGAGAATGAACTGGTTTTTTTGAGCCAATAACCCATCACGTTCAAATGTCATGTAAACGCTCATTGGATCAAGACTGACTGTCTCAATGATTGTGGCGTATGATTTGACGTGTAGCGCTTCTTCCCATGCTTGACGTGACAAACACATGGAAACTTCCGGAGAGGTTACGTGTTTTGCAATATTCTGGTTGATGTTGTTGAATTGAATGCCGTCTAGGTTTGACAAGAAAGCTAATGCTTTATCAAACATGAAACGATCTGCGGCATTTAAGCGGTTATAACTGGCAACATCATCTGCCATATTTACGACATGCGGAAACCACGTATTATTTTCCATGCGGTCGAGAATGCCTTTTGCCCATGTATGCTTCATCGGGCTAATTGCCATTAGGTCATCCTTGGGACCTAAAATTAGACGTCGGTCATTAATACGATTTGCGTAAGTCATAATTTCTTTAATACTCACAAATAAAATAGGGATGAACTTTTCATCCCTATAATTATAGTAAGCGCTTACTAATATTTGCGCCTAAATTAAAAAAGTTTTACTGGCAGCTTTCACAATCTGGATCGAGAATTGAACACATCTTTGGTGCGCTTTCAGTTGGTTCTGAAAGTTTGCCTAAAGCTGCGTTAGCTAATTCCGCAATAACTTTGGTTCGCATTGAAGCGCTCTTCTCTGCATCAGATTGATTGCGTAAGTAGTAAGTGGTTTTCAAGCCAAGTTTTTTAGCTGTTGTATACCACAAATCTAAATCACGACCAGTTGTACCTTGTTTTGCAAAGAGGTTAGTTGATTGAGACTGGTCAATCCACTTTTGACGAACTGCGGCTGCCTTAATGATGTAGAGTTGGTCGACATAATACGATTCTTTGAGCAAGTGATATTTGTCACCGACATGAGCAATTGCAGGATCGACGACTTGGTAAGTACCACCTAGGTTAGACTTGAAGTATTCAAGCAAGAACGGCGGTTCTGTGCATTGAGTTGTTCCTGCAATATTCGAAATCGTTGCAGTCGGCGCAATCGCCATAAGGTTCGAGTTACGCATCCCTTTTTTGACTTTTTCACGTAAAGCCTCCCAGTCGAATCGACGAGGTTGATCAAAGAATGGTTTGCCGTCTTCCATCAATTTGGCGTTATCAATTGGCAAGATACCTTTAGACCAGTTAGAACCTTCAAATGATGGATATGAACCGCGTTCTTGAGCCAAGTCTGCTGAAGCCTCGATAGCAAAGTAAGAAATTGCCTCAAACAATGCGTCAGCTTGCTTTAAGTGTTCTTCGCTTTCGAAATCCACACCTTGTTTTACCAGCCATTCGTAATAACCCATCACACCCAAGCCGATAGGGCGGTGTTTGAAGTTAGAGTTGGATGCGCGGTCGCTAGGGTAGTAATTCACGTCAATTACAGAATCCAAATTACGAATAGCCAAGCGGATAACTTCACGTAATCTTTCTAAAGGATTTGGAGCTGACATTACTTGTGAAAGGTTAATAGAACCTAAATTGCATACCGCTGTTTCGTCTTTAGATGTATTTAACGTAATTTCAGTACACAAGTTACTGTGATGAATAACGCCTGCATGTTGTTGAGGATTACGGCGGTTACATTCATCTTTGTAAGTGATCCAAGGATGACCTGTTTCAAATAAATTGGTCAACAAATGTCGCCATACCTGAATAGCCGGAAGTTGGAAATCATATTCACCAGCGGCTTCTAGTTCTTCATAGCGTTTAACGAAATCTTCGCCGTAAAGTTCATGCAATTCAGGGAAGCGTTTAGGCGAGAAGAAAGACCACATGGCATTTGGATCTTCTTTGCGTTCGATCAAGAGATCAGGAACCCAAGCGGCAGGGAATACGTCATGAGCACGGCGGCGGTCGTCACCAGATTCTCTTTTAAGCTCACAAAACGCCATAAAGTCTGGATGCCAAGCTTCTAAGTATGGGGCAACCGAACCCTTACGTTTACCGCCTTGGTTTACGGCAACTGCGGTATTGTTCTGGACCTTGATATATGGAACTACACCACTTGAAATACCATTGGTTCCAAAAATTAATTCATTTTCACCGCGTACTGGCGTCCAGTCTGTACCAATACCGCCCGCAAACTTAGAAAGTAACGCCGTTTCTTCAATTGCTCCAAAAATAGAAGCAAAGCGGTTATCACCTTCATCAGCAGCAATGGTGTCTGAGACTTGGTTCAGGTAACAGCTTGATAACTGAGGATGTAACGTACCAGCATTAAATAGGGTTGGGGTAGAGGAGACGTATTCTAATTTCGAATAAAGCTCATAATAAGCCAGCGCTACAGAAGTACGGATTTCAGGTTTTTCTTTTAAGGCAACACCCATTGCTACACGCATCCAGAAATGCTGTGGCAATTCGATAATATTACCCGACATATTGCCTGTTTCTTTCTCTAGGCGAATATCGCGATTGGCACGAATAAAGTAACGGTCGGCTAATGTATCAAGCCCTAAGTAGTGGAATGATAAATCCCGCTCAGGCTTGATAGCGGCATTAATGCGCTCAAGGTCATAGTTTAAAAGTTCAGGGTCCAGCAGTTTTAAAGAAACGCCTTTTTCTAAATAATCTTTGATATGAGGATACTGAAAGCCACCACCGCTGACTTTGCCGTCTTCACCGCATACGGTTTTATATAAATCTAACAGCAATAAACGCGCAGACACCAAAGATGCATCAGCTTTGGTTGCAGACACTAACTTAGCAGCGCCTTTAATTAATGCCTGTTGAATGTCACTGGTTTTGATACCGTCATAAATTAGTAAAATTGCCTTATCAATCACTTCTTGCGATTCGACCGACGTTCCATCTACAGCCCAGTTGACTGCTTTTTCAATTTTTGATGGTGAAAAAGGTTCTGTCGCGCCATTTCGCTTGGTTACGTTCATATCGTTTCCTTAGTTAGTGAATTACCACTCAACGATGCCGTTTAGTGGGGTTTTTGGTTTAGAAGATTTCTCTTCTTTTGGTTCTAAATTCGTGTCTTGCTTTGCTTGTGGTTTTTTCGCAATGTCTGAGTGATCAGTGTATTCATTTGCATAAAACTTATTGATTACACGCTTCTTCATTGCGTCAGCCACCTTGTTGATCTCTGCTTCTATCCTCGCTTTCTCTGCGGCTTTTCTGATAGTTAGCAAAATATCTTCGCGCGATGAGTCTTTGAATTGTTCACGCTGTATTTCGCTATTAATTCGGCGAGCATGTTCAGCAACCTTGTTCCAGTTTATGCCCTGCATTGCTTCCTTCGTAGCTCTCGCCATCCCCTCTAAACTAGAAAAATCTTTGCTCATGTGAACCTCGAAAGATCATAAGCGCTTACTCATGTAATTATAGTAAGCGCTTACTAATAATTAAATGCAAAATTTAAATTTTTTCTGCACGAGTAGCTAAAAATGCATTCCGCATCATGCCAGCAGAAAATCTAAATTCATCGGTATTAATGCCAGCCTTGATCGCAAATGTCGCGTCAGCCAAATGCTCATTAATTTCTTTCAATACCATTTCCCCATTTCGCTTGTGCATTAGCCACTTGGCTTCTGGATGTTCTGTAAAGGCAGCTTCAATCATTTCGTGCTTGGTGGCTGTTTTAATGCCCGTACCGGCGAGTTTTACTTCAAACGGGGTTAATTGAATCATTGGCACTGGACAAGCTGACAAAATACCGATGCAAATTCCATAAGAAGACATGGCTCTTGCGGTTTGTGATCCAGTTGGTATCTCTACGAAAGCAAATGTCACCTTATGTTTGTTGATCATATGCATCATGCCGTCATGCAGGATTTTGGCACGTCTTAGATCATCCGAGTTCTTACGTACAGTCTTTTTGGTTTCCTTGCTGCTTTCGGTTTGGGCCAACATCATGTCCTTAATTTCGAAAGGATAGTCATCGTTTGAAATGTCGATTTCAGCAACGACTAATCCGAAGTTTCTTAAAGATGGATCGATTCCGATGGCTTTAATTTTCATACAAACTCCCAAGTCTGATATGTTCCGACGTTTTCGAATAAATTAATTAAATAAATAATTAAAATATTCTCGGTTAAAGATATTTATATATTCGTTAGTGACGGAATTACCCATGTCACCCAAGTTGCGGCTTACCATGATTCAATACCACGGTTTGCATACGCTCTTTTAAATTCCTCTCTGCGTTTTATCTCGGCGTATTTGTCCATGATCAGGTTAATTGACACGATGGCATTGACGAGATCATTGGAGTCCGTATCAATCTTCCGCAGAATTAGTTCCTGGTAATCTTCCGAATCTAGGATGTAATCATCTTCGGTTTCTCGATAGGAAAAGAACCGGACTAGGAATTCCAAGACTGCACGCTGAACGTTGGCTGAATTATTTGATTGTGTTTGCGGTAGCGGGTCTAAAAAATGATGGGTAATGTTCCTATCCGTTAAATCGAGTTGCACGGTAGCTGTTGGCGCATATACATTTGGTTCAGCTAAAAATCTGATGATTAACGCATTGTTGTCGGCATTGACTCGTAAATCCCACAACAGCATATTTTCCCCGCCTATTGCCGTCATGGGCACATGATCTTTGAAATAGGCGCTGTGCGAATTAAGGACACGCTCACCGTCAAAGATCATCGGTCGAGGAACTGAAAAAATCAGGTTATATGGATCCGTCTCTGCTGATAGGGCATCAGAAATGTAATGCATGAAATTACTGTGTCTGTTGCCCGTAGAGTCGATTTCACGTGTAATTTTTACCTTGTCATAAATCTCTTTGATGTAGTGTTCGGCTTGTTCAGCAAACTCGTTGAGGACGACAAAAATCTCGCCTTCCATTTCCTCCTTCAGCAAAGCGTCTTGTCTGATTTCTTCTTCGATGGAATCTTCCAGCATTTGCAAATCTTCATCTGAAAATTCACTCTCAAGCATTTGCTCGAATGCATCTAATTGCTCATCTTTTTGCGTCATGTTGCGCCTCTTGAATTAAATGACTCAAATGTACGTTTGACTATGAAAAGGCGCTAAAAACTACGTTTTGTAGCTTCTAGCGCTTTATGCCTTATGCTGCCTTGAGGTTGTCTCCTGAAACCGTTGAAGTACCTTCTTTCTTGGTCACTTCGATGACCAAATCTACCCAGTCCTTTAATCCGCTCTGATGAGAAATGATCAGCACTGTTCCGCGCTCACGAGCCTTTCTGTCCAGCACGACCATAAGTCGTTCTAATCCACTTTCATCGAGCGCATAATCAATTTCATCGGCAATCCATAGATTGATTGGCTTGGTTGCGCGGCTCATCACTAAATCTTGAAGGGCAAGAGCTGTAGCCAGACGAACCTTACGTTTTTCTCCGCCTGATAATTTCTTGAATGAAGAACCGCCTGAATCATTTGCAACCGTGATGCTGAATTTCTCCTTCAGCTCACCTTTGGCCGTAGCAGATAGCGTTGACCAAGTTGCATGAATGTTGCCGTCAGACAATGCGCCCAAGTATTCGGATGTGCGGCTATTCAGGAATGGAGTGACGGTATCGAGAATGTGAGCGCGTACACCAGCAGGACCGAAAATATTCACCGCCATATTTGCAAGCTCAACTTTCTCAAGTGCTGAATCTGCGGCTTTCTGCTTGTCTTCTCTGGCTTTAAGGTATTTAACCTTTTTGTCATTCAAGTCTTTTAACTGAGCGACAAATGGACTGACTTCATTAAGCTTCTCGCGAGATTCCGCCTTGATTCGCGCCACAGCCTCTTCTGCGATTTTCTTGCGTTCTTTCGCTAATGACTGGGCTTGTGCATCCTGTTTTAGTTTTTCCAGTTTCGCTTGAAGAGTCGGTAACTGCTTTAACTGATCCTCAAGCTCTGAAATCTCAGCCTCAAGATTTTTCCTTTGTTCATCAATCTCCCTAGCTTTCAGGATGATTTCATTGTTTTGCTTAATTTTGCTTTTAAGGACTGTTTCGCGGGCCTGAATGGCGTCATGCAAATCTTCTGCACAATATTGCTTGCCACATTCATTGCACGGCGTTCCCACCAGTGATTGAGAGTTAGCAATTTCAGCTTTTAACTTTTCGATGTTCTGTTTTTCGACTTTGGCCAAATGGACTCGTGCATTGAAGTCCACGTAAATTTTGCGAAGTTCAAGGCTTTTGGCCGTGTGCTGTTTCTGGATTTCCTTTAACTGTTCAATTTGCTCATTGATTTGTTCAATTTCTTTGGCAGGGGATTCTAGGTCGAGCTGAGCCTCACATTCACGAATGGTCGCAAGATGCGGTAAGCAAAGTTTAAGATGCTCTTTAGCTCGGTCTTTTTTGGTAATTTCAAAATCTAAAGACTGTTTCTCGACCGTAAGCAAAGATGCCTCAATATTGGCAATGTGAGCGTCAATCAAACTAACCTTATGTAGGGCTTCGCTATGCTCAAGCTTGGCTTCATTCAAGTTTTTTCGAGCAATGGCATGAGCTGCTTCTAGCACTTCAATCCCAGCAGCTTCCTCGATTAACATTTTTAAGGTTTTATCTGTCATCGATGGAAGGTCAGGCATTCGTTCTTGCCCGGCATAGACGGCTGATGTGAATACGTCTGCTGAGCATCCGACAATGGCATTCACGAGAAGCTGAGTCTCCTTGTCGGTCCCTTTGGTAAGGTTGGTTTCAACGCCAGCTTTATCAACGCTTGTGACAATTAATGCATTCTTGAATTTTTTGCTTTTGCGATAACGAGTAATGTTGTAAAGCTTGCCATCATCTTCGATCTGTAAAGATACACAGCAGTCTTTTTTGGCTGTTTCATTTACAACGTCATCCCCTGAAACATCACGCGCCGTCGTACCGTATAACGCCCAGCAGATACCGTCGACCAGTGATGATTTACCAGCGCCATTTGAATTTGCTGATGTATCGTCATCATTCTTGCCTGTAATTAACAATAAACCGCGATCATCAAGCTCCAAACAAGCTTCTGAAAGGGTTAAGAAATTCTGGAAAGTGGCTTTTAGAATTTTCATTATTCAACGACCTCCATGCGTGCCTTTTCTAAGATTGAGAGACATAATTTGGAAAGGTCGTCTGCCTTGCTCCCAATACCCATTTTGCTCACGAAATCATTGATGGACACTTCGAGAGAAGCACCTGCCTTGATCGAACTCACTTCTTCGCGTTCAACTTCTACGATTTTCTTTTGGGACAGAATCACAACGCCTTTTGCATTGTTATCCATGAGAAATTGACGGATTGTTTCAATGTCAGATTGCTTTGCGCTTGAATTGACCGTACAGCGAACGTAGTTACCAGAAGCCTTGAGTGCCATATCGACTTCGCTCATGCTTCCATCAATCTCGACAAATTGCGGAGCATGAGAGCATCGCCAAGTAACCTTTGAATCGTTCACCAGTAGAAAACCGGCATCGGAATTAACATCCGACCAACTGTTGTGTGTAAGCGCTCCAACTGAGTAAACGCCGTTGCCAAAATCTTTGTGATGATGGTAGTGACCTGCAAATACTCGTTTAAAGCCTTGTGAACCTAACCATGATGCGCTTAAGCCATGAGAAGGAATCCCGGCAATAACACCGTCTACGGGTGCGTGAATCATTAAGGTCCAATCGCTTACACTTTCCATTGATCGCAATGGTGGAAGAGAAGGGGTTGAGTTGATTTGAAGTTTTACTCTTTCAATTTCGCTTTTTAGCTCGTTGACATCTTGGAACCATGGAATCATGGCAACGCGCTCATCTAAAAATAGAGAAGTCTCGTTGATAATTTCGCAGCCAATGCCTTCTAAAGCTGTAACAGCCGAACCATTACGGTTAGCTTCGCGAAACTCCAAATCGTGGTTGCCAGCAAGAATACGAACCTTAATTCCCAGCAGTTTTAGGATTACTTTGTAAGTCGCAATTGTAGGGTTTAATACAGAAGGGCTAATTGAACCGCGTACATGGAACAAATCCCCTGTGTGATACAGGTGAGTTCCACCCATTGCCTTGACTTCTTCTGCCGCTCGCATCGTTTCATTAAGAATGATCTGAAGGCGACTGTTTACATTTTCTGGTGTTGTTTCGCTAAATGCGGACCAGTTGTGGTTATGTGTGTCGGATATGACAGCGTATGGAAAATTGCTCATAGGATACCTTTAATAATAAGCGATTATTAATAATTACGGACGAACTCCACGCATGATTTTACGAATGCCAGCCACCCAGTTTTTCTCCGCTCTCCAGCATGAAGGGGAGTGTGGTATTGGGTATGAGTAATGTGTATTCGGATCTACTATTACGTTATGGGGACTATTACGCTTTGGTCTTAATGTCCAGCCGTATTGATCTATGAGTTCGTTCGCTAATTTATTAATAACCTTGTTTTTAGACAATTGACGCATAGTAGCTCCAAAGAAGTAGATACTTAAAGATACTGTACGTCAATTGTAGATAAATAAGTAAGGGCTTACTAATAATTAATAGGGTTTTTAGCGAATTTTGATTGATTTTGCAATATATTTTGTCGTGTGGGTTGAATTGAAAAGGAAGGCTTCAGTGCGAAGCGTCCGTTGAAATTCCCCTCTAAAGCTAGAAGGAGCGGAATGTTCACCGTACCAGTCTGCGGATCTGGCTATGTAGTATAAAAACTTCTTGCCCATCCGATGTGTAACGCCAATATATTTACAGCCTCTGCGCTTAGCTTCCATTAGAGCCATAGAGGGCATTCGCCAAGAACTGTTTTTTATATCCATCAGTTTCGTCTTCTCACCACGCGCCAAAAGCAAATACATCACGTATTTGCCATCGACGCTGTAAAACGTACCAATTCTTTTGCCATTCACTGTATGCGGTTGACGTTCAATGACCATTACCAAGACCCCAGCACATCCCCATAGAATTTTTGTCGTTCCTGAATACGAAGCTGTTCTTGCAGTTCCTTTTCTTGAGCCAATCTACGTTCAATCTCTAAAGCCATTTTTTTTTCGCGCTCTTCTTGTTTCTTTTTAGCGTTATATTCATGTAATTCGAGTTTTAAGCGGTCTTTAGAGAATCGAACAAAGTATTTCTTTAGTGCGTCGTAATTTGTGTAGACGTACAGATCAAGACACATATGTACATCTTTATGAAATGAATTTGCAGCCTGATCTGTAGTTCGACCACATTTAACTTTATTTGCGATTAGGCTATCGCGAAAACGTATCAATTCAATGATTGCAGTAGGGTGGTTTTCCTCCAGAATTTGCTCAATGGTTTTATCTTTAAAAAGAGGGTTCTCTTGGTATTTACCCGGAAGGAGTGAATTTAGTTTAAATATATTTTTGGAACTCATTCAATTTTCCTTAAATAAATAACAGTCGCTTTTTTACGTGGTGAGTTGAGCACTTGCGGCCCATACATCTTTTGCATGGTCTTGTATAAACGCTCTGCGCTACGTCCATCGTCTTGCTCTAACTCACTATGATTGTTGTGTGCGTGGAGTAGCATCAGCTCTCCAATTTGACCGACAATCACATCCTCTACACATGCTTTGCTGAATATCAGTTTATCTTTTGATGATTGGATATAAACTTCATCGCCTTTGGCCAACCGTTTGGACCATGAAGTACCCAATCTGAAGGTGTTATAAAGTTCGTTATCTAATCCCACAAAAGGTGGTGCGAAATCTAATGCATATTCATGTTTCATGATGGCTAACTGCCTCTATACTTATAGGTTGAACCAAAAGTATAGAGGCGTATTTGTTAGCTGTTAATCAGTTAATTGCGGCAATTACTAACACGCATCGTCACTGTACAAAGCTTCCATTTCATCTTCATTGCTCATCAACGGTGTGACCTCAATGTCATCAGCGCTTGGTGAAATCTTAGGGATTAATGCGCGGAGCTGCTGCAATCCGGTTGGATCTGCTTTCAGTTTGTCGCAAAGCGATTTCAGGTGATATTTCTTACCGTCAGTCCATTCAATGTAAGCGCCCGACTGTTTCAAAATGCCTTTAGCTTTTAAGAACTCAACTAAGTTGTAGTGGCGGTCAAAGAACGCTACGCCATTCTTGTCAAACCACATACGCATAGTGGTTTCTTGGAACGGTTTTGTGAGTTTGGTTTTCACAATTTTAGTTGCAATATCCTGCCCCACAAACTGCTTTTTACCGTTGACCGTTTCCATTAACTTGGTACGGCCAAGAGCAATTCGTACTGATGCGTAATATTCAAAAGAAGAACCGCCTGGTGTGCAGTTATGCACCAAGAAACCGTTGTGCGTATTGCCTGCCAAGAAGTTGTGATTATCCTCAACGGTAATGTCATACATTACCGAGCCTTTATTTTTACTTCCCAAGCGCATTTCTGTCACTTCTGCATAATGCACAACTGATTCATCAACAGGAGCGTCTAATTCGAGCGCTACATAGCGTCCGCGATACTCAATCGGTAACTTGTACTGCATACAGTCTGGCACGTACTGAGCGATCAATTCAGCGATCTTGGCAGTACCTTTTACATCAAAGTCAATACGACCCTGACCGTAACGAATATCATAAGTTAAGCCAAATGATTGATACAGCGATTGACCGATTGCGTCTAATTCATCCTCACAGCCACGCAGTCGCTTAAAGGACAGGTTCAGTGTCTTGCTGCTCTCCTTGTAATTACCATCGTCCATCACTGCAATGGCTAATTGCATAGGTGTCCAGCCATCTTTGAACAGTGTGTGAGGACAGCGGCACAAGTCGTAAAACTTCATCAACTCATGGGTGTAACAGGACTCGTAGCGATGCCCTTTATTGCCCTTGCTAATAGTGATTTCGCGCTTGACGAAGTTTAGGTGGCGTGACAGCAGATCAACCTTCCACTGTGCGTATTCAGGGTTTTCATTGTCCTGAATGATCAGTGCGGCTGTCTGACGTTGCGACGACACGCGCGCCATGTGACTGTCAAAACCGATCAACCCCTTTAAGAACTCAAGCGCTGTTCCTGCAAAGGTGCGTTTGGTGCGAGTAATCACATAGTCGCCTACACGAACGTCGCTAAAATTAATCCAACCTTTGTCTTTCACTTGGACTTTGTGATCATTTGTGCCCGATACCGCAACCATGCCATTGCGCGTTTCAGGACATACAGCGCGGATGTGATACCACTCTTTGTCAGTTCCTTTGATTGAGCCATTGTTGTGCCAACCGATGATGCGTTTTGGCTCAAGCTGACCCGATACTTCATTCCAAGACCATACTTCCTTGCTGATTTTGCCATCAACAATTTGCTTCATGGTTGCGGACGTACCATCGACGAATGGCACCTGAACTTCCGCTCTCAGACAGGTTGGATCACCAAACATCACTCCAATTTTCGTACGCTGTTGGTTCAAATATAAGAAAGTTGCATTGTACTTTTCAGCCGTCTGAGCAATTACTTTCAATGACGTACTGGAAGCACGAGCCAGAGCGGTGTTATCGCTCATATTGAATGTGTCGATTTCACGCTTTTTGCCCTTATTGTCATAGTAAACAGATTGAGGAATTGCCGATGCAACCGAGTCAAACACGCAAATGATTGGCGCATCGTCTGGAATTGTTGCTGAATTGCGGATCAACTCAACTGCACGCATTGCTAAAACATTGCCTTCTTCCCAAGTTTCAGGCTTTTTATAAATCCAGAATGGACGCTCCGTCTTTAAGCCTAGATTCTTCGCAAGGTTAATATCAAAGGAACGTTCCCAGTCAAAGAACATGGCAATACCGCCAGCTTCTTGGGCGCGAATCATTAAGTCAGTCGCCTCTGCGGTCTTACCTGATGACGGTGGACCATACATTTCAACAATGCGACCATAAGGAATACCGCCGTCATAGCGTCCAGAAATCGCAAAGTTTAACTCTGGATCTCCAGTATCAAGCCAGTTAGTCACTGTTTGCGTTTCTTCGTTGTCGCCAATTAATTTTTCTAAGTCGTCAGCTAATGCAGATAAATTTGGTTCCATAATCATTGTCCGTTATAAAAAGGTTTCATGAAATTCGGTACGTTTTTGAGAATCGAGCCAAAAGCTAACTCGCCGCATAACTCGGTAAAGTCATCCGGATTAATTTCGCCTTTGATGATTTCGAGGTGTTCTTTTTGAAGAGGGGCAGGACGTAGCAATTGCATAAGTTCTAGGTTTCTCAAGAACAGTCTGCGCCCTTGACCTACATATGCATCCATGTGTGCTTTCAGCGCTTTATTTCGCGCCTTTTCGTTTTGCTCATCCGTTAGTGAGCTGTCTTCCACATAGATGAATTGGCTTTCCCATTCCTCTTTTGTGTATGGGGAATTGCCTGCATAAAGTGATCGCAAAGCTTTTGAAGGTGGCTTTAATCCAGCGTCGCATAGTTTCCAGAACTCATTTACTGAACCGTATTCAGCAAGAATCTTGATTGCGGTCGCTTCACCAATTCCCCCAACACCGCTGATGCAGTCCGAAGAATCGCCTTGTAATGCTTTGCCTTGAAGAAATGCCACAGGTGATTTGAAGCCAGTTTTCTCGTAAAAATTAGCCCAATGAATGAAACGGCTTTCATCACGAGGGTCACGCCACGAAACGTTTGGCTTAACTAGCTGTAACCAGTCACGGTCACCAGTAATCAATAAAATACGATTGTTGGGATCGCTTGCGAAACGTTGTACAAGAATGCCGGCAAGATCATCTGCTTCATGTATCGCGCTAGTCATTTGCTTAATGCCCAACGCTTTTAAAGCACGTTTAATAAAAGGGCACTGCGCTTTGTAAGCGTCATGCTCTTGTTGCATTCTTGGATCAGATTTGCGATTGCTCTTGTATGAAGGTTCACGCTCAAAACGCCATTCAGCACGACCGTCCCATAAAACAACCATGCCTGCATGCGGATAGCGTTGTCTTAACTCGCGCATTGTCTTGATAAAGCTAAACACCGCCTGAGTCTGCATTGAGCCTGAATAGAGCTTGATAGCGTGCTGTGCTGCGTAACCGATTGAATTGGCGTCAACGAGAATAATTAGATTTTCCACGTTAATCTCCCCAAAAAGAAAGCCGCAGCTATAGCGGCTTTCTTTCAAGTCATTGATTAGGATTAGCTTGCTTCTTGGTGCGCATCATCTAAGAGCGCTTCCAATTCATCACCCAAATCAATTTCAGTTACATCCAAAGATGAGGTGGTGACATCTTTGTATGAAACATCTGTCACATCACTAGCCAAGGCTGATGATGTGCCAATGGTTCGTTCAGCAGGGACGTGTGTCGGCTCTGCAGGGGCATAAAGTCCAGCAGCGCGTCTAATTGCACCCAACGCAAGGCGTTTTCTCTCTTCGTTTGCTTGTTTGACATAATCGTCAAGGTCAATCATACGTTTGAAAACTTCTGGATCAACGTGAACCTTTTTGGAACCCGGTAATACGTTGTATTTCGTATTAAGACCTGTACCTTCACGGTTGATGGTAACAACTTGATGATCCACAAAAATTGCTTCACCCCAATCGTCCATCATGTCCAGAATTGAGCTAAGTGTTAATTTGCCGACTTGAAGAGCTTTAGGCTGACCGTCATGCTTGCCTGAATCATCAACTTCAAGAACATTGAGCAAATACACAGTTGATGCTTTCGCGTCTTCCAATGTTTTGATCTGTTCGTCAGTTGCATTGGCACCAATTAAACGACCTGCTTCTGCAATGGCATCGCAGATAGGACAGTCTTCATCAAAAGTTTTAGACATACATACATGAACGGTCGTTTCTGGCTTTCCGTCCGTGACTTTTGAATAATCCTTAATGAAGTGCTGTGAGAAGGGTTTGTAGAACTCTTCGTTACGTTCTTGGTTCCAGTCTCCCAGTAAAACGTAATTGTTTTTACCCGGCTTTGGTTTGATGGTAGATTCACGGCTTTTGAGGGCGTCTTTGTTCTTCTTTGCGTTTGCTAAAAGTTTTGCTACGTTCATTGCTTAATGTCCTACTGTCAAAAGGTTTAAATGCTCAATTGCTAGAAGTTCATGCTTTGCACTCAAAACGCCTAATTACTTAGAACTAGAAAATTTTGAGTGCATTATATTATAGTAAGCGCTTACTAATAATTTCAGGAATTAAGAAAGATTTCGATTTTTTTTCATGGCATGTTGAGCGGCTTCTCTACCTTGGCTAAAGGTCTGGATATGTTGTTCCTGATATTCATTCATGCGGAGCTGACCCTGACGTTCCTGACGGCTATAGGCACCCCGTTGAATCAGCATGTCGTTACGGTCGCGTAACGCATAGACGAATCCTTTATGAATATCGGCATACATTTCCGCTTCGATATACAGCTCCTTGGCTTTAATCCAGCGGGAATCTTTACGGACGGCGTTTTCTACCGCCTTTTCGGTGACCTTCTCACCGTTAGCCAAGAAGTGTTTGCGATAAGCCTCATAGAGCAGGGCTTCAAGACTTTCAAACTTCAACTTGACCTTTGCTGCCTGCGCTACAGCGCGCGCTGCACGCTCATTCTGATACGCCGCAAGCGATGCTTGAGTTCTCATTGCTACATCAAGCGTGGCGTCTGTAAATTGAATGTCCCTGTTGAATGCTTCTACATCAGGGGCATATTTCAATGAGACGAAGCGCTCAATTTCTTTTTCAGATTTAACCTGTTTATCAGACTGTTTAGGCTCAAAGTTCGGAATGTCCTTCGATTGAAGTTCCACATCATTTGGCAGCTCTTCGCATACTGTGTCCACCGATTCTTCGACCGGCGGGAGGATAGGGCGTTCTTCCGGTTGTGGCATTGGGGTTTGCTCTGCTTCCACTTCCTTCAGCATGTCCTCAACTGATACTGAATCATTAACGATTTCGTGCGGTGTGGCTTCTGGCACTTTAGGCTCAAACGCTTCTTGCAGATCTAGTTCCTGTTCTGCATCAAGCTGTGCCTCTCGCTGCTGTTGATTGATCTGCTCCTGAATCTCTTCGGGTGTTACCTGCGCGGCTCCCTCAATGGATGCTTCAAGTTCAGCGGCAAGCAATTCTTCGTCTTCCAGCAGCTCTTCATCCAATTGAATATCGTCCGCGCTTACAGTTTCAGTCTTAGCCTTTTTCTTTTGCTCTTCCTCTTCAATCAAAAGGTTTTGTTCGTCCAGTTCTGCAAACAACTCGTTTAGCGTTTCGTCGTCGAAGTTATCAACAGTTTCAATTTTTGACATGTTTAATTACTCTCTTAAAAAGTTTATTTAGCGTAATAAGTTGCATTTGGATGTAAACGCAGAGCATAAACATCCAACTGATTAAGAAATTAAGAAATAATGTCAGCAACCTCCTTGAATGCTTTTACAAGTCCTTCCAGCTTTGTAGGGTCAAAATGGCATTGCTGTGGGTTAAGTCCGCAAACAATGGTTGCGTCTAATTTAGGGTTGTAGAAAGTCATGCCTACGAGATCGCTAGGGGATACCTTAACGTCAGGTAATAAGTAGCGAATTGACTGACTTCCAAGGGCAACAATGACTGGCGGTTTAAGAAGCTCGATTTCTTTGGCCAAATGAGGACTACATCCATTGATTTGACCTGTCGTTAAGAACTTGTCTTGTTTTTTGGCTTTGACGAGCGTTGTGTAATAACCGTCCGCAACAGCTAATTCATTTTCTTTAATTGCAGCTTTGACATATTGAGCAGATTCGCCTTCGAGTAGTTTTCCTTTCTTTTCTTCCTCCCAAGTTGGACAGTCCGAAACAACCATAAATCGTATCTTTTTACCCAAACGAATATCAGGATGAACCTGTCCAGCAAGGTCGCAACCGTTACATTGCTTGCAATCGCGCATATGCTCGACCAACGAAGCTCGCAGGAATGGCTCTGAGGTATCTGTGTATCTATCTGCTTTTACAGAATCAATAATTAATCCTGGTAATAGCCTCATTTGGTCCTTTCGTCGTGAGAGGTCTTTCGCTGAAGGCTCACTAGGTTCAATGCTTGCAAACGCCCCAATTGCTCTGAGATTTTCAACGATTGTTTTATTCACTTTCGAGTTTGGTTGAGATGCTGCTTTCTCGAACTCGTCAAAGCTATCAAAACGTTTTTTTGGTGGAACTGAACCATCAGGACCATAGACCGGTGTGGTTTCACCTGTCTTTCTCGACTTCTTGTAGCGAACGACTTTCCAAGCCCGATTCTTCTCTCTCAATTTCACAATCGCTTTGGCAATCGTTTCTGAAATACCTTTGACTGCATTGAAAGGCGCCAAGATTTCAGTATTGGATTTAATCTTATAACGATCGGCTGAATAATTAATATCAGGAGGAAGAATCTCAATGCCGCATTCACGCGCATCTTTCACAAGTCCAGTGAGCTTATCTTCTGTATCAACCACGCTAAGACTTGCGGCAAAGTATTCAGCAGGGTAATGAACGCGAATATATGCGCACCAAACCGAAATGATTGAATACTCCACAGAATGCGACTTGTTAAATTGGTAGTTGGCGTTTGCTTCTGTTTGTTCCCAAATACGCTCGGCAACTGATTCTTCTAAACCATCATTCAAAATATTTAATGATTTAATTTTCATTGGTTAGCGCCTCGATCTTTGAAAATTCTTTCTTGGATTGGTCCACCAACCCATTGCCAGTTCTTACCCAAAACAATGTGACTGACGGCATTGTTAGAAATGCCATATTCTTCCGCGAGCGCTTGTAATGTCACACCATTGTTCCGCTTCTCGCGAATTGCCACTACCTGCTCAGGTTTAAGTTTGTTTGTGTTTACTTTGGTTCCGCGAGCTGTAGTTCCATGTTTTTTCTTGTCTCTATGATTTGCCTTAACGGTATCCCATCGTAAATTAACCAATCTGTTGTCTGTCTTATCTCCATTACCGTGACACGCTTGCATTCCACTTGGTCTTTCTCCGACAAATGCTTCAAGCACCAACTTGTGAATCATTGGACAAATTTGCTTCTGTTTCTTACTTAAAAATACACACAGGTAGCCATCACGATGTTGTTTAGGTTTTAACACTTGCCCTTTTGCTAGACGTTGACCACCATGAGGAACAGCGACCATGCGGTCAAGCGACCGCACACGCCCTAAGTCTGAAACTTCATACAAGCCTTCGTAGTTCTTAATTGCTTTCCAGTTTTCCATTTAAACAACCTATTTTTAATTCAATTTGATTAATATAAGTCATTGATTTTATGAATAAAAGGATTGAATTTCAGCGCTTTCAGCGAATGCTTCTTCTACCGTTCTCATCACGCCATCAGTGCATTTGAACTTCTCCATTCGATGCACTTTTAACTTTGTGCCATCTTCAAGTTCAACCTCTACAAACCCCGCTTTAGCACCATCAATAAACTTCGGTTTCAATTCAGCCATTTTCTTAAGGTCTTTTTTACCAATCGCTTTTCTGAGGTGATCTGATTCAGCCATTGAGAACCCTGCCAACTTACGAGCAAGCGCCATCGTTTGCTCTTGATACACAACAACGCCATAAGTGTCAGACAGAACAGGTTCAAGGACTTCATGTGCGTAGGTGACTTCTTTTAATCCTTTTCGTAAGTCCACATAGTCATCCAACATGCCTGAATCCATAGGGCCCGGTCTATACAAAGCGGTAACAGCACAAATGTCATCAAAGGTTACAGCGCCACCGTTTGAGATATTCTTCAATAGTTGTTGCATGCCGCTACTTTCTAGCTGAAACACACCTACAGTTTCACCGCGACCCAAAGCTTGCATGGTTTTTTCATCATCAAGTGGAATCTTTAATAGATCCAATTCAATACCATGTCGCTCTTTTACATAGTCACATGCAATGTTTAATACATCTAAGGTGGCAAGACCGAGCAAGTCCATCTTGATCAAGCCCCAATCCTCAACTACACGCTTGTCCCAATTGACGACTGGTGACTTTCCTCTAGTCTCGAGCACGGCTCGATTAACGATAGGTTCGCCTGCAACAACAATACCTGCCGCATGTTGGCCAAACGATTTCATTGTGCCTGCAAGCTTAGTTGCATGCTTCCAGATAACAGGATGTTCATTGCGGAACTTGTCTAGCTCAGGCACAGCGTCCGCAGAAGTATTCAGGTCAAGTGACGTTCCATGTTCTTTAAGCACAAGCTTGGTCGCACTTAATTGCATGTTGTTCAAACCGCTGATACGACCTGTATCACGTAGGGCTGAGGCTGAAGCTAGTGTTGAATAGTTCGAGATACCAGCGACATAATCTTCACCATATTTTTCAACAAGGTAATCAATCACCTTGTAGCGACCGCTTGAAGCGAAGTCCAGATCGGCATCAGGCAAGTCAAGACGTTCAGGATTGATGAAACGTTCGAAGATCAATCCAAAACGTATAGGGTCAACGTCCGTGATCCCAAGCAGATACGCGACTAATGAACCGCCGCAGTTGTGAACAGGGATGCCATTGACGTTATAAGAGTGCGTGTTGGACACAGTGAGATCATAAACCTTGCCCTTGTAATGGCTAGTTTCACGTTTAACTAGCTTTGCCATAAAACATTTCCTCATATTTGGTTTGGCGTAGCTGCACCTTGCCTTCAAGACTTTTAAACAGGTTATGGCGGTCATGCTTTCTAGTTGGCAGATTGAACCCGAATTGCTCTTTGCAGTCCTTCTCTGTCACAAAAATAAACCTGTCAGCAATACCGCCTTTCAGTGCAGCTTCTACAGCGTCATTTTTCGCTTTAATTCTAAGATCACGCACATTGGAGATATACGACCCCTTTATTTCAGCCAAGATAATTTCCTGTTGAAATTCAACGCGAAAATCAATGATGTATTGGTGAACCTTGTCCTCGTATGTATAATCAATGGCGGGGCCGCGAGATAGATTTACTACATCGTTGCGCTTTTCCATTTCAACGATGAAGCCAAGTTCGTAACAGCTATCGAATCGAATCTCGCCCCACTTTGACTGATACAGGCCAGAGATACCTGTTCCTGAGTGCTTGGTGCGGTTTCTCATTCTCTCCCGCACATCCTCTCGCTGATGCGCTTTAAGCAGATTGGAGCGCATTTTCTCCTTGATCTCAGGATTGTTCGCCCAAAACTTCTTTACTGCCTGTCTGTTCTTTTCAAGAACTTCTGGCGTTGACTGAACCTTGAGCTGCGCCTCACTGTTGTTTTTTTTCCATTCTTCTAGGCTAGTTACTTCTTTCACTGAGCACGAAGGACAGGTAGGGCGCTGCGCGTACTTGCGTCGTTTTAACTTTTTGAATGGAGTGCTGCAGAATGCTCCGCAGTCCTCACACTCAAATTCAACGCGAACATTGCCTGAATACTTGTCTTTAAATTTTGAAAACTCCTCAAAAGTGAATGGCCTTCCTTCAAGAAGAATGGCTTTAACCTCATCGCAATACTGCATTTGTCTTACATTCAATTTCTTTGGCGAGTTCAACAACATCGTCAAATTCATCCTCCTCATTAATTTCGTCAGCTCTAATCCAACCTCTTGTTTTGGAAAAGAATTTGTGATCTTTAGTACAGGAAATTTCCACACCGTTGTCAAATGTTAAGTGCAAAATTTCCTCGTCGCGATCGAAGGATAAAACGTCAACGACCTCCTGAATCGAACCATCGTGAGCGATGACCTTATCGCCAATTTCGAAGTCCTCAATCTTCTTAGTTTCGCCGTCGGTATTGATCACCACTTCATGACCAGCCAAGAAGCAACTTCCTCGCCCAGGGCCTACAATCACGCCGTTGTTTTTAGACCACATCACCAAGTCTTCAACGAGCAAGAAGTAGGACTCAAAGCCCATCTTTTTTAATATTGAAAGCTCATAGCCTAAGCGAGATTTATATACTGTATCTAATTCAGCTTTCGTTGGCTTATATCCAAGAATCTCTTTAGAAAAGCGTTTCTTCCAGCCTTCCAAGCATTTCGCGCATAGTGTTTTAAATTCGTCAGTGCTTAGCTTAGGTAGGGAAACTGGCTGCTTCTCAAAAATATATTGGCATTTGTCCACCAGCTCAGAAATATTCTTTAGACCTTCTTTCCAAGCTTCCGCTGAATTGACGCGCTCATATTTGGCCATACGCTGAATAGCAGCTTTTGTATGGTCTAAAATGAATTTTGGCTCTTTAAAACCAAAATCTTTTACGTATTGAATAGGACGATAGTGCAGATCAAGTTGGGTATTGGTTGCGATAGCACTCAATACATCCAAAGTGTCCGCATCTTCATTCTCAAGATAGTTAAAAGGATAAGTGACGACGGTTTTAATTTTTTCGCGTTCATACGCCAAATAGCCTAAGTAGTTTAAGCGGTCGAACAATGGCGTATTGATCGGACTAAATTCAATATATAAATCATCACCAAATCTCGCTTTTAATACTTTTAAAATTCTTTCGTGATCAGGGTGACTAAACAGACCGTACATATCACCAGTTGTTACGACCACATCTTCCAATTTGCATAGAGCATCCAGATCAGTACGGCTGTGGTAGTAATATTGTTCTTTAGAGTTTGCGTCTGTAAGAAGTTTGAATAAGCCTTTAATGCCTTTTTCGCTTTTTACGTAGACTTTAGGGCAGAACATCAAGTTGCGTTTTTCAGCAATACCAGATGAGGCAGGGGGCTTACGATATTTAGAATCGTCATATACACGCAAACGACAACCAAACACCGGCTTGATATTGGCTTTGGTGGCTTTGTTCGAAAAATCTACCAATGCATGTAAGGACATGTCATCAACGATTGCGACCGATGAATAGCCTAAGCCTTTTGCAGCTTCGACAATTTTGTCTACCGTTAATAATGATTTTCCTATCGAAAAGTCAGATTGCACTGACATTGCGTGGTTTAACATAGAGAATCCTATACAACTAATCTCTTACAGCTATTAAATTAAAAATCATTTGGAAATTAACAATTTGGAAGATTCTTCTTTCGCAATCCCAAAACAGGTCAAAAGAACAAAAGCTAACGACACATGGCTTTGTGCAGTGTTTTCTTTCCAGTTGAGTTCTTCCATAAACGCTTTTTTTAGTTCACAGCGCGTATATCCACCCAAAAGAAGCTTTTCGACGGCAAGACTGAGCCAAACTGGAGTTTTTCCTTTCATGGCATTTTCGTTTTTGGCCAATCCATCCTTAATCTCGGTCACTAAACCGCTCTTAACTAAGGTCAATGCAAACGATTGAGCTTTTACAGGCAGCTTCACGATTAATTCCTGCTGTTCCGGTGTAGGCTCAAAAAAGACTTTCTCTACCTTGGTTGCTCGTTCAACGAGAGTCGGTTTCTTTGGTTGGATTCCACCCGAAGAAAGACTTTTGGCTGCATTCATTTCTTCACGTAAGGCTCTGCGTTTAGCTTCTTGCGCCATCCGAGCTTTTTCATGCTGTTTGAGTAAATCGTTTACATTAACAACCTGCTTGATCGCGTTAAGCGTTTCATATGATTTCTGCTCACAAGCCTCAAATGCCGGGCATCGTTGGCAATATTCGCTATCACGCGAAAAACATGAGATTGAACCAAAACAACCAAAAGCCTTTGCTTCAATAAAATCTATTCTTTCGTTTTCGTTTGATTTCATTTAAAACGCTCTCTTTTGCGCTATATACGCTTTTAAAGTGTTGAAATGATTTAGACAGCAACGCGCGTAACGGCTTCTTCAACTTCTTTCACAGCGTCACGAATGAATCGTTTTTCTTTGTTTGTTTCGGCTGTTTTCATGATGCAATTAGCCACAAAACTTAGATTCAATTTGCGACGTCTTGGTCCCCGCGATTCATTTTTCTCAGGCGTATTGAGGGAAAGCTGATATTTGGCTTCTTGTGCCAACAACTCTCTTTCAATGAAATCAGGCGGATTTAAGGTGAATTTGAGTAAAATTTTTGCGAACGGTGAAAGCTGCTGCATTTCTTCTGTAAGAGTCTGCATCAACTCATATGGGCCTAAAATATTTTGGCTCTGGTGATCAACAAAAACGTCATAATCACAGTCATCTTCACCATCACCCATACGATGCAAAATGTCGGACTCGTATTCCGTTCTGTTATCGCCCAAATGGTATTTTTTCAGTAATCTCGATACCATGTTGAGGCAAGCAGTAGTTAAATAAGTCGTTAATTTGCCTTTGCTTTCATCCCAAGTCTGAATCGATACCACGAAAACTTCACAGAAAATGGCATACAGCTCTTCAACGTCAATGCAATAGCCGACTGAGGTAAGTCGGCTAATATTCCGGTGTGCCAAATGACGAAGAAGCTTGTCATGATCTCTGAAAAGCTGATCTTGATTTCTTACCATAGCCCACCCCCAAAAAGTGTCCGAATTAACCGAACACTCGTTGAGCCAAGTCTTCCGCAACTTGCTGATCGACTTGAGTGAGCTTGTTAGTAAACGCCAATTTGAGACCGTGCTTGTAATCGTTACGACGCAAGCCAATCATTGCTGCGTTGATTAATGAACGTGGTGAGATGGTGTCGCTGATCTTAGAGTTTGCATATTGCTCGCGTACCAAGTTTGCATAATCCACTAACTTGTCAGCATCCTCTGCGCATAAACCTACACGTTTCTGGATAATCAAGGACTCATCTTCTTTCTTCATGTAGCTCTTATAGATCACTGAGCCAAAACGGTCGTAGTTCGCTGAGTTCTGTAAGTTAGTACCCTGATAAAGACCAGTTTCATCACCTGAACCGTTCGTGTTACCTGTTGCAGCAAAACGGAAGTTTGGATGTGGTTTGATGACACGGTTAGCTGCATCTGCTTCTTTGATATATAAAGGTTTACCTTCTAGTACAGCTTGATATACAGATAAAACGTTTGGTTGCGCGAAATCATATTCGTCAGCCAAATACATCCAGCCATGCTTCATCGCTAAAGCTAATGGCCCAAGCTCAAAGATGGTTTCACCATTTTTAACCGTCCACATACCTACAATGTGAGATTCTTCTGTATTTGAAGTGTGCTGAATACGAACAAGAGGACGGCCAGTTCGAGCTGCGATCTGGTCAAACATTTCTGATTTACCAGCACCTTTGTGTCCCCACACGTAAGGGTTGATGTTTAGCTCCAATGCAATCATGACATCCTTCAGCTCGTTCACGTTCCATACATACGTATCATTAATTTCTGGAATCATTTCCGGGAAGGCAGAGTTCTCAATGCATGAGATTGGAATCGGTTTACCTGAACCACTAAGCGCGCTTTTACCTTTCAGATCAAAGATTTCATGAAATGGTTTAGACACCACAATATCGTTTGGTTTTGCCTCAATATTAGTAAGCGCTAACTTTACATTGTGGTTATTAGTAGACACTGTTGTTTCTTCCTTAGATGTTGAAGTATCTGTTGCTTTTTCTTGTTGCGCCTTTGCCAACTCTGCTTCTTTAGCTCTTTTCAGTTCAGCCTGTTCTTGCATCTTTTTCTGCGCTAAAGGCGACAATAAAGGGCTATCTGGATACTGTTTCTTGTACTCTTCATACGTAGTTTCAGGATGTTTTTCTTTTAAATGCTTAGCAATTACGTGAGTTTTTCCACCACAGATTTCACAGATAATAGGATCGTTAGACATTTATAAGCTCCAAAAACGGATTCGATAATTTATGAAAAAGTATCACTAACTGATATTGAAAGTTTATAAGATTGCATCATAAAAATAAAGTAAGTGCTTACTAATATTTTATAATACCCAAATGATGCAATCTCCACCCAAATTCTAAGCTAACAACATACTGCGTAAACGCGAGATTACAAGGCTAGGTAATTGCTCAACGTCATGAATCACCACATGTTTGTCATAGAATCTACGAACAGAATCATCTTCAATTCCAATACCAATGACGTCTACCTTGCTCTTCTCGATTTTCTTCACCACTTCTTTTAAATGATATTCCAGATCTCGACTGTTACCTCCACCCGCAGGTGAGCCATCAGATAGCACCATCATAATTTTACCTGCTTCCTTACGACCCATTAGACGACGTGCAGCAATTTCTACACATTCGCCATCAATGTTACTCGCCATTAAACCTGAGTGAGGAAGCCATCCAAATCGACGTTTTGTTTCAGTATTAATGCGCTCGTTGTAGCCTTTAATGACAGGCATATAAAGGTTTTCATAGCGTGAATAACTAACGCCATATTTTTTTTCTGCTTCACGAATTTGCTTTAAACGCTTGTGGTAAGTGGCTGAGTCTGTATGAGTAGTAAAGCAGATCACTTCATGAGGAATCTTGAGACGATCCAGAACGTTTGATAGTGCGTAACTCGCAGCAGCGGCAGTATGGATTTTAGAACCGCACATTGAACCTGACATATCGACGACCAAGCTCACAGCAACGTCTTTGGTTTTTGATTCAACGCGCTTACGAAAAATTCGACAATCACCAGTTGAAGCCAGTCGTGCTAAAGATGAACTGTTTAATTTTCCTTGTTTTAATCCATTTTCCCATACAGATTTACTTCGTGCCTGAATTGCCCGCTCCATATCTTTCTGCATAGGACCAACCATTGAAGCTACCTTGTCTTCAAGACGTTTAAACATCTTGTCATCGTAATGAAGTTTAGGAACTTCAAGCGGTTCAATGACATCACCTTCATTGGTAAATACTGCGTATTTAGATTTTTTAACGTCCGCTGCTGTGCGTTGTGCAATCTTCTTGCTTAGTTGCTCACTGTAGTTGTTTTTGGTGTCTTTTAACGAGTCCAGAATTGCGGCCACAAATTCACTACGAGGAGGGGCACTCTTCTTATCGTCACTTTCTAGTGAATGCTTAACTGCATTAGGCCGTTGTTTAGCTTTTCCACCACTACCGCCTTCGCCTTCTTCATCTTCGCCCTCATCGGCACCAACAGCTCCACCTAGAGAACCACCTTCATCATCATCTTCTTCATTCTCATCTTCGCTATTGCCTACACCAGCGCTTTTACCTGGCGATTTTGGCTCTGGTAAGCTGTCGCTATCTTCATCATGCTCGCTGTCAGGGAGTTCTGGCAATTCAGGCTCATCTTTCAGTACCTTATAGATACGCTGAGCCAAATCCATTGTGTCTTTTGTGGACTTTAATTTTTCAATCTCTGGCTTAAAAGGAGTAAGCATGTCCCACACAGGTTTAATATGCTTCATTTTGTCTTTTAAGTAATGTTCAAAGACTTCCTGACCACTTAACGCACGTAACATTGGCAACATTAAATGTTGCGTAATTTCTTCATCAGAAGCTTTTTCCTTTACAAGTTTTTGGTATTTATCGTCAATCAATTCATCAATGAAAAATTGGCTCGCATTTTTCATATTGATATTTGAACCGCGATATTTTTCAGCCATGCAACGTTCTACACGCGCTTCTTCTAACAATGAAGTTAAAGTCTTTACCTCTTCAGATCCTTTTAGCTTGAGAGAAAAATCGGTAAAAAGATACTTCGCTACCTCTTGATCAAGAAAACCTTGAACCGCATCAATCAGTGAATCTGGTGAATTGTCTGGAAGGTATGGAAGGTTAATTCGCACAGGTTTGCCTGTCTTTGGATCCTTATGCACACCTGCCTCAATGCCTTCTTGTGTTACTGCAATATCAGAGTTAGTCAGTGCTTGGGTAACGACGACAATTGCTTGTCTTAAAATATGTATGCGCTCATTCATTGAAAATTCTCAATCTGAAAAAATCATTATTGGAGGTCTATATACAGACTTGACAGTATATTAATAAGTGCTTACTAATATTAAAAAGCATTATAAAAATATTTATTGAAAAATAAAGAGTGAAATTGGGGAGATTTTGAGTTTTAATAGAGGGTTTATTTTGACCGTGGTCAGCATCAAACCTTGGACACTAACCACAGAGAAGGGTTAAGTGAGGGATTTTTAATTATTTAGGTAGACTCATAAGACTATATAGCTAAGTTTAATAAACAAATTTTCGCCAAGTGCATTGTTAATCACAAGAAAATCACCGCATTCCTCATTTTTTCCTTTAATTACATTAATTTGATTTCCCTCAAAGATCAGTTCAGAACCCTGCTCTGCCAAGAAATCTGCTACGGTTTCAGGTGTAATAACTTCAACACTTTTCGACATTTTTTACTCCTATACTCTAACTATCATACTTTTTTGACAAATAATTGGCTTGAATGAGGCTTATACTTCCTCTTGGTATCAGTCGATACGTTGTCATTATAGTATGATTGTCTGCATCAGCTAACAAATTGCCTGTACTTAAAATGAGCATCTACTCACCTATAGTCTGACCATTAGTTTAACCCAAAAATAAGAAAATATTAATCAATGCTTACTTACTAAATTTTTCCGTTAATTGTGACCGATGTCATGTTATCCAATCCTATACAAATCTGTACTTTTCTTGAACTTGGGTAAATCAGCACTTACTGATATACTTTACCTAAACCGCAAATATTTTAAGTCTATAATGTTGTATCGAGGATACATTCCGACATTATGACTTTATATCTATTAAGAATATTCTAAGGAAAACGTTACTATGAAATCAGCAGCTACTAACACCAAACGCAAACTAACTGTCGCCCAATATCTCGACGCTCAACTAAATGCATCGGATCTGAATCAGTCGCAATTGGCAGAGATTATGGGTATCAATCAAAACATGGTTAGCTTCATTGTTCGCGGTAAAAGCAAATTACCTCTTGAACGTGTGCGCGCTATGGCTGATGCTTTAAAAATCGATGCTAAAGACCTCTTCATGCGCTGCCTAGAGGAATACATGCCTCATCTGCTTGAAGAAATGGAAGCCATGATGGAGCAACCTCTTATTACTGATGCAGAATCGAATTTAATTAAACAAATTCGCGAAGCAAATGATGGCCATAATTTTGAGTTTTTCAACAACCCAAGACAGAAAGAAGCCTTTGATGCTTTCCTAGAAACACTTAAAGCCAGCTAATCTGTTTTTATTCTTACTGCCCGATCAAGTTCGGGCTTTTTGCTATTCATACCCTTTAAATTACTGTTTTTAAACTTTTCTTTCATAGCTCCTCCTAAACTTGAAAACGTTACAAAATCAAGTTTGGTATAGATTACCAATTTAAATCAAACTTTGAAATACCACTCTTAACAGAAAAGTACGCATGCGACAGGATATGACGCCCCTGCCTTTTTGCACCCCCAAAAAATATAATAAAATGTATCTTTTATTACATTTTTTATTTTTCGACATGTGGTAGACTGTTTTTATATCCTTTCCGTTTTTGGAAAAATGTAATAAAAAATTATTTGGTCGATTTATGGCAAGAACAACAACTGGAAAAGCCCCATATGTGTCAGAAGATGATCTTGAGATTACTTTAGCCACTCAAACGGGCGTAAATGCATTACGGAACAAATGTGTTTTGTATTTCTCACACTTCCTTGGGCTTCGCGCTAAAGAATTATCAATGTTAAAGGTCGGCGATGTTTACGACGTGAAGAAGGGCAAGCTGAAGGATATTATTCGATTGCTCGGTAATATTACTAAAGGCAACCGCTACCGTGAGGTATTCCTAGTCAATCCAATCGCTAGATCACTGGTAGAAGAATACATAACAAAAGAAAGACCAAAGGATCCCGACGCACCTTTATTTTTATCGCAGAAGGGCGGTCCATTCTCACCAAATAGCATGGTGACCATGATTAATAACTGTTATAAGAAGGCTGGTATTCAAGCAACCAGCCATTCCGGTCGACGTTCCTTTGCCACAAGGCTAATAAGAAAGGGCGGTGATATTTATTCAATTCAACAATTGATGGGGCATAGCTCAATCCTGACCACGCAAAAATATTTTGCATCGGATCCGGAATTGCTCCGCCAAGTTGCTGAAAAGTTAAATTAAAATTTCAAAAATCTAGTTTTGTGCAGCAGGCTTTGGATTTCAAAGTCTGCATATAGATAGGTTGCAGTCTCACCATTATCTAGGTAGTCATCCATTCGCTGCTCAAAATCTTTTTGGTTATAGAATTTTAATTCATTAATATCAAAGTGGTTTTTATCAAATTCAACGGCAACGGCTTCGTTTTCATTCATGAGCTCCAGAACCTTATTGGCACCTTGAATGCCGCCAAGCATATCAATTTCACTCTTTGCTAATTTAAATTCCTGATCATCCAACTCATCAGCAATCTTGTTTGCTTCTTCTAATGTTTTGGCACTCGTTGCATCAAAGAACACAACTTCACCATTTGCATTCTGAATCCAAGTACCTATTTCAAAAGTTCCATCTTCTAATTGTCTGATTTGATTCTGCATTTTAAGCCTATGAATTTATATGTAAGCAATTAGAACTATTAAACATTTTGTTTTAGTTAAATACAATCTAATTTTTAAATTAATAATCTATATAGATTTCTATATAGATTTCTACATAGCAATGAATACAAGTTTATACATTGTTATCTAGCGCATTTACTATTACACTACGATTTTCGCCAACGTTTATGTTGAGGATTTAATGAAATTATTGATCGCCAATTCAAAAGGTGGCGTCGGCAAAACAACTACGGCTACCAATTTGGCTGCATGGATTGCCAATAATGAAAAACAAGACGTAGCTCTTGTCGACCTTGACGCCAATAAAAATTCGGTTAAATGGGGTATTTATCGTCAAGCCCAAACTTTCATAGAAAAGACCGGCTCAATCAAAACTTATCATTTGTTTGGTCAACCAGAAATTGACAAAGTCATTCCAAAAATTGAAAGTGAAACACCCAACGTAATTCTCGATTGCGGTGGTTATGACTCTTCTGGCTTCCGTGAAGCGCTGCTTTGTTCCGATGCCATTCTTATTCCAACTCGCCCTAACCAAGCTGACGTAGAATCAACTGGGGAAATTTTGGAATTAATTGAAGAAGCAAATAATATCCGTGTAAATGAAAGGGACCTCGATCCACTTCATGTCTACATCTATATCACTCAAGTCCCGACAAATGCACGTATCACAGCTTTAGACGATGCGCGTAATGCGTTTAAAGAAGTTGAAGATTTTGCAAAAGTTCTCGATTCCGTAAATTACGACCGTATTGCATATTCAAGAGCTTATGGCATGGGTCTTGGTGTTATTGAGTTAAATATTGGTGCCACTAAGGCAGCAGAAGAAGTAAATGCATTGGCTGAGGAGTTGTTCAAATGAGTGGACGTGGTGGATTATCATTAGGCAAAGCTGCAAAAGTACAAGCTGAAAATTCAAATGCATCCGATTTTACAAAGAGTGCTCCAGTACAAACTGCCACAGCAACGCCAGAAGCTAATGAAAAACCTGTAGACTTTGATAAGCTTGATGAACTATCAGGATTAAGCAAACCTAAAGAGAAAAAGGATCGTGAAGCGCCTTGGCGTCAGGGTATTAATATTGCTCCTGAAGACTTGAAATTAATTCAACGTCCTTTTAACAACAATATTAGCCAAGAAATGTACCTTCGTTTGAACTGGCTTAAATCTATCAGCTCCATTGGCATGGGTTCTAACAAGACCACTTTTACAACCATGCTCAATGAAGCTTTAGAAGAATATACGGCTCGTCGAATCAAAAAACTCGGCGACAATTATGACGTCTGACCAAGAAATTCAAACCACTCGTCATAAATAATATTCTCGTATTTTAGGGCAAGCAGTTTGAAGTCAAAACCAAAGGCTTCAAACACAGCTTGCTCTAAATTTTTGAGCTTTTCATGCTCCTTTTCCTCATTTGATTCCCAAAATAAATAGTTTGTTTTGATACTCACAGGGCAATTTTTAATAATTTCTCTCGCTAGTTTTGAGTTTCTAGCTGCCACATTGGCTTGTCTAACTTCCAAGTTTGTCACTTCATCAAGGCTTAATCCTGATTCTAATGAGAACAACACAGCCTTTCTTTCAACTTCCTTCAGCTTCAATAAACCAGCAATTAGGTTGCTCACCGTAATGGAATGATCTTTTTTTAATTTAAATCGAGCAATTTTTACCGAGTTGATTTGGCGGTTATAAATAGCGTCGTTGATCTGGCTAACCGCGTATTCAATTTCCTTATCAATTTGACTTTCTTCATTTTTAAACTTGAATTTAGCAATTACGGCGTTTAATTGATAATTTGTAATTCTTTCAATGTGAGTGGTCCATAATTTCGTAGTTGCCAAATCGCTATTTTTAAGTGCAGGCAAAACACCAGGAACAGATTTTAGTAGCATAAAAAAACTCCGAAATTATTGAAATTATCGGAGCATTCTATTTTAGGAAATTTTAATTGTTCATCAAAATGCTTAGGCTATTTTATCTAAATGTCCTGCACGGCGCACATGATCTAAAATCGGCTCTAAGGCATCTTCAATCGTTTCATCGTTCTGGATCAACATATCGTACTGGTTGATTTCGTTTATCCAATGAGATTCGACCTGAATCATGACCTCTAAACGTTCCGCAAGTTTCTGATCTGCTCGAACAATTAAACGTTGTAGACGGCTTTTAATATCAGCGTCGACAAAAACCCCAAGATATTTAATTTCATTTGCTTTCAGATAACGCTTAATCTTCTTATATCCATTTGGGTCGACAATAATTATGGCATTTCGATCATCTGGCAAGGTTTTGAAATTATCAATCGTTACGCCATATTCATAATTACCATGTTTATTTGTCTCAAGGAACTGATCAGCCTTTTTCAGTGCATCAAACTCTGTTTGAGTAACAAAGTGGTAGTGCAAACCATCAACCTCACCTTCCCGTTTCGGCCGTGATGTTGTGGTAACAATACGATTAAACCCATATTTCTCGGTCAGTGCGTCAGCAATGGTTGTTTTACCGCTGCACGTTGTTCCAGATAACAATACAAACATCGTCATACCTCATAAGATGAGGCGGAAGAACCGCCCCAATTAATCACGATCAATACACTTCCAACCTTGGAAACTTCCGCTTGAATAAGGGATGCAATCTGTAAATGCATAGTAATCATATTGGAAACCAATCTTACGCGATTTCTTCTGTGTAGATGAAGAAGAAACAGGCATCGGTTTAGCAGGCGTTGTAACAGGCTTCACAGAGCGAATCGTACTAGGTTTTGTCACGGTCTTAACTGGACTAGAACGAAAACTTGTAGTGGTCGGAGCGCGTGTGGACGAGCTGCTGTAAGACCGCGCAAAAGATGTCGAAGGACGAGCTGAGGATACAGACGCTGCTCTCGCTACCACCGCTGCATTCGCTTTAGCTCCGCCAATGCAAAAATACCCGATAACTGTAAGAATAATGGCAAATCCAATAGTTGCGATAATTTCCCATTGTTCAGTAGAAGGACGTAAAGCTTTTTGACGATGTAGTTTTTTAGCTTTAGATAACATCAATATATACTCCATATTTATGCTGTCGCTGTATTGTCAATCACCACCGCTTCACTTTCTGCCAGCTTCTTGGCAGCTTCGATAGCGTTTTTGAATTGCTCTTCAATACGTTTTAAATCATCAGCTTCCGTTTTATCGATTCGATAGCAGTCCTCAACCATACGTGGCAAATACAACGAGTAATTCTGGTTACTGTTGGATGGGCGCATAATGGCATTTGAACGTACAGTGATAATTCGACCAATCCAGTCACTAGGGTTTGCATCAACTTCGCCACGCATTTTTTCATTCTTAATGGCGACATCCACAATGACTTGACCACATGCAGATTTACAATGCAAAGCTCCTGCTCGCCCTTGGTTCTTTGAACCCACCTTACCCGGATTAATGCTCACAACCTCCAGCTCACAATCCGCATCAAGTTTTAATTTAACTTGGTGTTTACTTGTACCGTCTCTCCAGTGACCTTCTGGATGCTTGATTACCAGTCCCTCTTTGCCCTGCATAAGTACATTAAAAAAGTGATCGTAAGTCTCGCCCAATGAGTGAACAACATGCGTATCAATAAGCCGCACATACTTAGGCTTAAACTTGGCCAGCATCGATTTAATCAGTGCAATACGACGTTTATATGCTGCTTCAAATTTTCCTTTTGACTTAACAGAACTAAGTGGAATGAAGTCCCAAATCATATAGATCGGTTTTTCATTTTCAGCGAATGAGCCACCCTTAGTGACCGAATTCAAGATGCCATTTCCAACCTTGCGTGGCAGGACGACACCATCACGCTCGACAAGTAGTTCGCCATGATATTGGACATCTTTGATCAGCATATCCATTTCCGCAGTAAGGTCGGAAAAATGCTCCATAGGTAACGGCATGCCCTGACGTGAGGACAAGAAGAACTTATCTTCTAAATTGGTCCCGTTGGCAAACATGCCATCAGCTTTTTCTTGCAAATAAATGCCATCTTTCCACGGCCATGCCTTCAGCTTTACTTCACTAGGCAATGAACAGCGTTGGTATGGAAATACAGGAATCAAATCAGGCACGACTTTGTTGATCGTTGCATCACTAAAACCTGCACGTAAATCTTTTCTTAAAATTCGAATTAGAAGCTCGCCTGACTTCTCTGATAATTGAGCCAGTTGGCTACGCAGCGCTTCGCGCGCTGCATTGCCTGTTAGTTCACGGTTATTAAGCTTAGATAGGAACTCAAGGGTATCAACCTCATCAAACATTAATTCCCCTGTTCCTGCATCTTCTGCTTTTGGCAAAATTCCAAAGACAATAAACGGGTCATATGCCAAACGCAGAACTTCTCTGAACAACCCCTTTTCTGCTTCAAAATCCATGAGTAAAGCTAGTTTTTCATTTTTTGAGCTTTCAGATGCAATTTGGTTTAAAGCCTCTAGTAACTGATCGCTATTCATTGCTACACCTTATTACTGCTTTGCAAATGAAGGAATAAATGAATCTTTAAATGGGGAATCGCCTTCTTTTGATTTCAGCATTTCGCTTTTAGCGTTTTTAATCACTTCTCTAACATGGGCTTGATGAGCTTTAAATACTTCTTCGCCGAAATGCTCTTTTGCAGCTTGCAGAAAGACCGCTAGCCAATGATTGGTAAAATCACGAAGCATGTGACCTAGATCAAGCAAATATTCATCTTCTGATTTTTGAGCCAATAATTGTGCATATTCCTGAATTGATTCTGTGCCGGTATTCACGACTAATGCTGCTTGAACCTGTGCAACCACCCCCATAATGGCTCTCATGTAAACTTCAAGCTGTTGTGGACCATTAACGTGAGCTTTTACAAACTCTTCGGTTAAATCCTGAATCTTGCGCATGTGATCAGGAAGCAAGGTCATGAAGCGTAATTCCTCGGCATCTACATTCGAGTCTTTTAATGCCTTGATTAAAGCTTCTAATAAATCTTCTGCGTTGCTCATAATTTTTCCTGTGTGTTTGCTTTGAAACGGTTAGCAATTTCTAAAAGCGATAATCCGCTCTCGATACTTGGTACAGTTAAGCTCTCACTCTCGATATATAAGTTAGCGCTTACTTTATTTTCTTGTTGCGATTCTACATGATCATCTTTGGTATTCAAACTATTTTTCTTTAGTTTAGTATTGATTGCATCACTTAATGAATAATTACCCTCTGAATTAACTGGAATTTCTTTATCTAGTTTTTCACCATTAATATTAGTAAGCTCTAACTTATGAAAAAATTTAGAAGAAATAGAAATTCCTTGTTTAGCCAGACGCTTCCCAACTTGTTTTCGCATTTCTGAACGATCAATGTAATAGAGAGCCTTACCTGCCTCAATTTCACGTTCACGCATTTCGGCAGCTTCACAGTGATGTCTGTGGATAGCGACTACGCAAACTGCATCCACCTCGCGCTCATTTCCCTCCTGAACATTATGGATACGCTTTAGGCATGCAGCATAATTAGGACGGTTGCCAGTATGAGGGCAAAAATCGCAGTAATAGGCATTTGTTCCGCTTCTGGATAATTCCAAATCGAGTACAGGAAGAGTTTTAGTTACCATGATCCTTGAACTCCTTTATAGGCAGCATACTCATCTGTATCAAGAATTAATTCGCTCAGTTCGCTTCTGATAGGTCCAAAATAATTTTGAAAAATTGACTTGATCTCAGCTTCTCGCCCTTTGTCAAAAATATTGGATGCTTCGCGACCGAAAATTGATTGAGCATATTCAATTGGATTAATCGAATCCGAATTGGTAGACAATTCATCAACTAGATTACGTACAGCAGCCTTACTTAAATTCTTTACCTTTTCTGCTACTGTTGAGTAAGAAAGTCCTTCGTATTTTTCAAGAATTTCGACCGTTCGGTGATACCCGCCCTTGTTATCATGGTAATCAACAGCCTTGATCGCCAAGCCTAATACTTCATCTTGAGTATGCTTGTGGACAGCAAAATATTCTGTCAGCTCCAAAACCTTTTCATTCGTTGTGGTCTTTGTCACCATAAACCGACAATGTGGAACCCCAATAATTACTCTGTTCATTACCATGACCCCAAAACTTCACCATAAAATTCTTGTCGTTGTGCCATGAGCTGAGCCGCTTTACGCTCTTCCTCTTCTTGTTTTCGTTGCCGTTCTTCCTCTGTTTCATATCTGAATGTAAATTTGTACATGTCATCAACTGGAATCCCGAACGTTTGGGACAAGGTTTCTAAATATTGTTCAAAACCCTTTTCGGTAATCGCTGATGCGAAAGGCGCTCTAATGGCATTAATCGGAGAGTCGAGAGTCAAGTAAGTAATAAAATCATGGAAATTATCAAATTCGTGCAAGATTTCGCTTTCACGTAAATCGCTATATTCACCTGCTTTACCTTTTACTTTTAGTGTTTTATTAAATTCGGTATCAAGAGTTGCACCATTACCTTCTTGATGGTGTTTGACTTGAGCGGTTTGATTTACCGCTGAGCCATAAATTTTGAATAATTGCGTGTTGCGTTTAGCTCCGTCCTGTACCGATAACAAGAACATCGAATAATATTTTGTCCCACTCGTATGCAATGAGTAGGCACTTCTGACCACAATTTTTAAACTCATAGTAAAAGCACCTTGAAAACTTCAACAATATTTTAAAAACAATGATTTGGAATCAAATACGATTCAGACTTTACCCATATACTTAATGCGTAAACTTACTGCGCTAATTGGCGTAATTGGTATCGCTTTTCGATACGCTGTGCGAACGATTTCAGGGTCGACTTCATTGGGGTCACATCCAGCAGGCAACGTGGCCAACCTTGCCTTTATGCCAAAGCTATTTATCTTTAAACATGCATCGATCGCAGACAGAATTGCGGCAGGCTCTCCATCCCACATAATTGTCACGCACTCCAATCCCTCATCTTTGAGCTTTAGTAATTCAGCCATTTGCGATTCATCACCACCTACCGAAAGATGCTTACCAAATGACGCGACAACTCCAACATTGCAAAGGAACTCGTCTTCCTTGAAGGCTTGATATATCGCCATAGCGTCAAAAGCGCCCTCTCCCATGACGATTTCAACGTAACCTAGGGCATTATGGCCGTTATATAGGTAAGTGCCCGTAGACGCGAAACCAGGAGGAAATAGATACTTCTTTTCAGCCTTTCCTGTAATATCTCGACCCTGAAAAGACACAAGCTTGCCTTCAAGGTCCCTGACAGGAATGATGATTCTCATGCTGTAGTTTTGGTATTGCTTTTCACCCGTTGGACCTATGTATGCAAACCAACCCTTTTGACAGAATTTCAGTCCAAATTCACGACACGTATCGAGCGTTATATTTCGCTCTTTAAGGTACTTTAGGTTCTGACCCATGATCGGCAAGTCATAGGCTTTTGGAAGCTTTAGATCGCCAATTTTGGTTTGTGTGGGTTCACTTTTGCGCTTTGGCTGCCAGCCCTGCTCCTGAGCAATTGCTTTAACATGCTCGACAATCTCTTTATTGCTTAGGCTATTACCACCTATACCAGCCTTAATAAACTTCCATTTCGAGAATTTGGTTTCGCAATCACCATGAAAGCAGTTACCCAAACCCGTATCCTGATTCAGATAGACTTTCCAGCTTGAGTTACCACATACCGGACATTCCTTAACATTCAACTGGATTCCGTTTTTTCCGCGAGTTACTTTGTATTCAAACCCTTCGCGGTTAAGCCAATACTCCATATCAATGCGGTCTAATATCTCCGCTAAACTTTCTTGATCTCTCATATTGCAAAATCGCATTAGATAAAATTAGCGCTTATTTATACTAGCACAAAGTTATAAATAAGCGCTTACTATAATAATGGGTTAAATTTATTCGACGCTAATCACTTCTTCCAAGAACCTCATCATGGACACATTCTGCTTAATCACCACAGTAACCCCCATCTCTTGGTTACGAGAAGCTGCAAAGTACAATCGAGCCTGACCTTTCGCTCTCTCTTCCTCTGTAATGTTGATGGAGATTGCAACGTCAGCGGTCCTGATTTTGTTAAAGTCCTCAGCTACGTGCTCTGCCTTGGCTACCGTTGACTTAAAGCCCTCACGGTTGGTCTGAGTAGCTGTCAGTAACGCCACATTCTCTTCAAAAGCAATCGCGCGTAAATCAACATAGATAGCTCTTGAGTTCTCTTTTGGGTCATTTGTACGAATATCTGGACGCATCAAATCTGCATAGTCCACAATGATCATATCGAACTTGATTGGCGGTCTTATCGTTCCATCAGGGTTCCGCCCAGGATTCTTATACCTATCAATTAACGCTCTTAGCTGTGACGGAGAAAATGTACCGGAACCAAATTCATGAATAATAAATTTGCCCGCCGTCTTGGCTACCGTCTCGACCGCAGTTGCAACACTTGCAGCCTTCGACGCCAATTCTTTCATGATCACTTTTGAAATAGAGGCATCTAAACGGTCTGCAATAATGTCTTTACCAACTTCTAGCGTTACATATAGAACGTTGTATTTAGCAAAGCTTGCGATACGGCCAAAGTGAATAAGCGCTTGCGTCTTACCTGCTTTTGCACCGCCCATTAATAGAGACAGCTCCTTGCGTCCCCAACCTCTGTGATAGAGCAGATCATCAAGTTCTTTACAGCCAGTAGTAATGCCTGTCGGAGGTACTTTGCCTGTCAGCTTCTCGATACGTGCCAGCTTACGATTCAACGCCTGAGCGAAGAAGTCATAACCAACACCCTCTTCATTCAATCCGACCGCAATAGCTTCCTTGATACGCGCTTCAATCTTGGCGTAATTACCTGCCTCAAGATCAGGAACAGAATTAACAATCGCATTGGATACCGCCTGTTTTCGCGCGAACTCAACAACCTTTTCTTCAACGAAAGCCTTGTCAGTGACATAGATGCCAATTAATTTCTTCCTTGCTTCCACAATTGCCGCTAAGGTTTCTCGCTTATAAACTTTAGAAGCAGCTTTATCCTTGATAATTTGGACAACAGAAGCGGGATCAGGAGAACATCCATATTTATTGAAGTGTTGGAGCGCAATATCGACCAGACATGCTTCACCCTGATTTTCGAAAAATTCTGGCTTCAGAATATGGGCGGCTCTTCTAAGAAACTCATCATCACGTAAAGTTAAAGCCGCAATTTTTGATTGAAACTCATCGTCGTAATCAAACTTTTCTTCGGTGAAGCCTTCGAGTTCTTTATCAACGACCTCTTCTTCATGAATTTCGGCCACAGCAGTAGACATATAAGATAATCCTTATAGAAATTAGATGGCTTACGTTTAAGATTTAGATTTCGACTTTCTCTCTAGCTCATCAACTAGGTCTTCAATCCCCTTAGTTGGTGAGAACTCGGAAATTTGGTGTTTGAAAAGAACACGCGCACGATAACGACCGTTTTTATCACCATTCAAATAACAACGAAGCGAGATCGTTTCTGCATCCGCAGCACGGATGTATCCACGTACAACTTCGCCGTCTGTTTTAATGACTACAATTTCCTGTTCTTGCTCTTGCAGCTTACGAACAAACTTCATGTAGCCCATTTCTTCAATTTCGCATTCGTTCGCTGGCAGCCTACGCCCATACGTTTTACGCGGCTGAAATTGAAGTTTTTGCTTTTCTTCCGTATTTAAGTAAATAGACTCCTTTGAAATTGGAGCGCTATTGCCGAACTTGTTTTGTATCGCAAGTTCTTTCTGCCATTCGCTCATTAAAACCTCGAAACATTAGTAATTACTATAAAAACGATATTATCAAATTATAGTAAGCGCTTATTAATATTTTAAGAGAAAAAAGCATTAAATACTGGATTTAATAGCTTGGTTGATGATCGAAATGTCAAAAGACTCTAAAGCTTTTTCAATTCGAAGCGCATCATAGCGATAAATGCATGTCCCTAATGCATAATGCTGCGCTTGACGCATCCGCACCTGCTTAACAATAAAATCTTCATAATCAACTTGCATTGGACTGTTATGAAAAAGTGTAGCGGTAAAATATGGACTTTTAGCGATCTGGAGCGAAGCTTGACAATAAGACTCCCACTCATGGAACACTTCAATTAACAGTTCTTCTTTTTTTAGTTGAGCAGGTCTAGGTGGCAAAGGTCTACCATTCGCAATCACCTTAAAGCATTTATCAAATGCGGTTTTTAAATAGAAGTCATAACGCATTCCCAAAGCATCAATTGCCTGTCTGAGTCGCCAAAATGACAAGGCCTCACGGCTGAGTAAGAAATCTCGCTCCTTAATGGGTTTAACGAATTCGGCCGCCTTATGATCAATAGCTTTTCTATAAAAGTTTCGATATTCATTTTTGAAAAGCCGAAAGAAGTAATAAGTGGCTTGCATGGGATGCATCAGCCTATAGTCAAACCACTTGGTTGTCATTAACTGCGTTTCTAGCTTCCGCTCTTTCTTGGGAATGTACTGAATGGTGAGAATTTCGTAATGTTCTAAATCAAGGTCATTGCCATAAAAGTGACCCGCCCAATCTAAATACTTGGGTATTTGTTTTTCAACTTGGGACATCCGATCGTTTCCGAATAATTAATATAAAAACTTAAATATTATAGAAAGTATTATTTAATTATTCGTTAGCACTTCAAAAACCCAAGTTTTCGGAAAAGACCCAAGTGCCGGAATGTTTAAGCCGGTCTTTTAGAGTTATAAAGTTCAATTAATGCGTGTTGTAGAGTTACGCCTTTAATCTGGGCATATTCGCGGACGTATTCCTTGGTTACGCCTTCATCCAGCTTTAATAGTGCCTCATACAGTCGTTTTATGCCATTTAATTCAAATTCATCCTTTTCTTCTACTGGCTTTTCAATAGCAGACTTATAAACGCCAGATTCAACGATAAATTCTTTTAATGGGTTCTCTTTGTTAAGGTCCTCTTCGCTGAGATCACTACCCAAAAACTCTTGGGTCGATACTTTTGGAAGCCTAATGTTTTCTAAAGGAGCGCCTGTCTTTTTAGCTGAATCGGAAGAAGGCTTGCTGTCATGGATTTCTTTCGCTTCGCCTTCAATGAAGTTATCGGTTTTTAAACTTACTTCAAAATAAATGCCCGTGATATTACGTCCTGTCTTGATTTTCTTTTCAGTAATAAACAGGTCAGTAAAACTATTAATCTGATCAATTGCCGGCTTCAATACACGTTTATTGAAGTTGGTCATATCCGTACTTTCGGGATTTTTCTTGTCTCTATACTCATGAGGAAGAAGGCCCATCTTGGCACGGAAGTCCTCAAAGTCATAAACAGGAGTTTTACGTATATCCGAATTTTTCCAACTAGCGACCAACTCATACAGACGGATGCCATATTTACTGGTCACATCGCGTAAATTGTCGATGGCATATTTGGTAAAGGTTCCTTCTAGCTTGGTTACTAGAGGAATCACATCAGGAGCTAGGGTGATCGTTAATAATGCATCATCCTTAACGTATGAAACTCGTGATACCCAACGTGACCGAACTACCTCAATCTTGCCATTTCGCATTGTGGTGTAAGAAAAACGTCTTTCAAATAAGGTATCTTCGGCTTCCTTCAGTGTTTTATATGCCGCACTCACTGTTGTATTAAACTTTTGGGCATATAATGAGGCAGGAATCTCAATAATTGTTTCGGCAGTCAGGTCTGCATTCTTGTTTCTGGAAACTAAAATGGCGAGTAGAATTATTCTTTGCTCAGCAGTGTCCAAAGCGTAGCTTGCATTAATCAATGCATTCGCTTTATAAACATCTGAATTCCTAATAAGTTCTGCCATATATTCCGTTTCAGAAAGGTTTTATTGGTTTTCGTAAAAGGTACATGATTAGATAATGTTTGTAAATCTAGTTAATCAGTCAGAATTGAGCTGATTTATATTTAAGGATTTTGACCAAAACATGACAATGTAATGACATTACCGGAGTTTTTGTACCGTTATAGGCATTCCTTCGGAATTTTTGTACCGTTATAGGGGTTTTTAAACGGAGAAAATGTACCGTTATGACTCCCCTATCGGAGTTTTTGTACCGTTATCATGAATTTGGCTATTTGCTTAGCGGAGAAAATGTACCTTTATAGAGGTGTGAACGGAGAAAATGTACCGAAATCCTTTTATGTATTCTTTAAGTTAATGGAAAAATGGCTTTAAAAGGTACTTATTCGGAGTTTTTGTACCTTTATAGGACTTTTAACGGAGAAAATGTACCGTTAAAGGCGATTTAACGGAATTTTTGTACCTTTTAAACTATTGAAAATACAGGCCAGAATTTTTGTACCGTTAAAAAGGAATATTTGTACCGTAATTAAAACTTTTTGTACCGTTAAAACGGAGTATTTGTACCGCTGAAACGGAGTTTTTGTACCTTAATAGGCTTTGAAAGTATTTGATAGCAATCGTTTCAGAGCCTCTAAAAGAAAAAAAAGAAAAGATTTTAAATTCAAATAGGTTTTAAGTTATCCACAACGGAATTTTTGTACCGTTATTATTAGAACACTTGTAATTCAAAGGATAGAGCGCTTTTAAAAAAAAGAGTTCACAGAAAGAAGCAAAACATGTTTAAGTTTTAAATTCAAATTAACGTCTGTTTTGGAAATAAGAGAAAACAAGGATGATGCATGTTGTGAATAACATCAGGAATGTAACAAACGAAAGAAAAAAAGAAGCCATTATTAACGACTCATAGGCGCACACTGTAAACAAACAGTGACATGGATATTGTTTTGAATTGTTGAAGCTGTACATCCTGAAAACAGGATGCACAGCATTAATGTACCGAAATGCTTCATGATAAGAATAATTTCTTTTCAGCAGCACGGCGGTTAACTAATCCATTAATACGTTTGCCATTGTCAAAAATCCAACGATCAAACTGATTTGCAGCAGCAATATAGTTTCCTTGGTTAAGGACAGCCAACATTGTACTTTTGACAAATGCAGTTTCACCTACGTTGTAAACAAACGAAGCAAGCGCATCAAATTGATTTTGAGTTACCTTGACCTTCACATACTTATCAAGACATGCATCAACCCACTTACAATCGTTTTTGAGCCATTCTTCTGCTTGAGCACGTGTGCAGGTATCACCCATTCTGACAGCCTTGCCATTTGGATATTTGATTGTTCCGAACCCGATAGTCGGTACACTGCCTGTATCCAGATATGCCGTATTCCTGAAACCTTCAAATCCACGAATAAGTTCATATCCTTTTTCGGAAATATCCCATTGCCCTGTAACGCCAGATTCAAGTTTGTAACCAATGAGTTTGGCAAAAGTTTCCAAACCCGCTTTTTCAATGATCTCATCACCAGCGGTTACTTGTTCTTGCGTTAACTTTCCTCCTGACATCGCCCGAAGCCAAGAATAAGTTTGCGCAATCTGGGCCATTTGCACTGATGCAAGTGCGGATACCATGCTACTCATTAATCTTTAAACTCCTTCAGGTCGTTTTTAATATCAGTTGCAACTTCGAAAATGTCGGAACCCTCCTTCTTTTCGATATAGTTGAAAATCCAACGGACAATAGCCCACCCCGGCAAGCCACATGTGAAGAAGAAACCGCCAAGAGCGATCATTCCCCATACGTCTGTTGCCCAAGCGTGAAGGTTAAATTTGATGATGATGAAAGAGCCGCCAGCCAAGCTTGAAATTACTGTGGTAATCAAGCCAACTCCCCACTCTCTCGGAGATCTCGGCATCCGCATCATGAGCACTACAGCCGCAACTGCCATCACACAGATTGCGACTACGATAGTCATGCCAAATGCCTTCCAAGCAGCGAATCCACCGATAGTAGTTGATACTGGTTCGGTCATGATTTTCTCGCCTTAGATTAGTTGAGAAAATATAACATTTTTACTATATTTTATAAATAAGCACTTACTAATAATTTATAAGTGTGTAAAAATTATCGTTGTTCAATTTTTAGGATGTTTACTATGGCATTAAAGCAGATCACGAAAGATGAAGCTAACCTTTTGAACGTTCTTTTAGGGCAAGTCAACTTGCTCGAAGGTCAAAATGGAAAGCCGGTTGAAAACTTGACCTTGATTTACGATCGGAAGACTCCTGGTCTAGCTTCGGTCGGACTGGTCTATGTAGATGAAACCACTACTACAGAAGAAAATGGTGGTGCCGCATAACCACTCAACTACATTAAAAAGGCTTCCAGTTGGAAGCCTTTTTTACATATTAGTAACGTCAACCAATTCCCTTACCATTCCATGGAATTTTCGGCATTTCAGGTCGGTTCAATTTAACTTCTTGCTTTACACAATCAATGATTACTTTGTCATAACCCTTTAGCTTTTCCATATGCGCTTCATTACTTGCCATTTCAACTGCTATTTCAGCCCTTTCAGCGGAACAGGCACTTTCTGTTTTAAATTCCCCAGCGATTACGCTATTAACTTCAGCCCCATTCAAAATCAAAGTAAGTATTAATAAATACATAACGACTCCTTAAGTTGGCATATAGCCTACAAAAATAGTTGTTAACCAAGTTCGTGGGTCATCACCCATACCTGCTGACTTCTGTTGTAAATAAAGCGTTGAATCTTTGAAACAAGCTAGTAAGAAATTTTTTGTTTGAGGAAGAGAGACCGTATCGCCGCCTTCATTGTTGTCCCAGAAAAAATTGATACTATCTACCCATATCCACATCTTGCCCGGAACACCGTTAGGTATAACGTTTGCTTTCCATTCATCAATCCCCACCATTTCTTCAAATGTTCCAATTTTAAGAATTCTTGGAGAGTTCATAAAAGTTTGTAAATCCCAAACGATTTCATTGTTAGCATTTCGTACTTCTAAATATGCGGATGGGGATGAGCTTATGGCTAAGGCTTCTGTATACTGACGGCAGTATATAGTTTGCCCTCCCTGATGAATGCCTTGAAATACGCCCTCTAGGTATTGAGGATCTTTACCTGTGAATGCCAATACATTGAAAATTACAGCATCGTCAGCATGCCACCAGTTTATTTGATCATCCCTTGCTAGTTTATATGGCGCTACGAACAGCGTTTCGTATTTTCCAGTAACAGGGTTACGAGCACCTGTTGCCCAATTAGAACTGGTCATATCTTGTGCAGTCCATACGATTTCACCAGCTTTTACTAAGACTTTGCTTTCACTGTTGAGAACAACTTCACCAGTATCGTCCTTAATTTCAATACCTATGGGCATAACTGCGTAGCTCCTAGTGATGAAATATTTTAAATGTGTTTGTTTCGGGAGGTAGGCCCCAATCATGCTTTGCATAAATTACAGGTGCTCCACCAGTAGTTTTTCCAAAGGTGATTTCTACATTAAAGATTATGTATCTACCATTGGTGTAGATGGCGTCAGTTGGAACAGCCCACCTAGGTCCATCATTAATTCCTGCAATGTTTTGCTTGCTGTAAGAACTTTGTTGAATCGTTACAGTAGTGACAAAAGTAATTACATGATCCGTTGACGAATCATAAGCGATTGAGTTATCTGGATACCTTATTTCAAGTCTAGCGTTTGCCATTTACCAAATCCCTAATCTAATACGTGCCACGTTGTTATCGTCATAAACGGTAGTCAAACTACCTGTCATAACCATTCGCGCTCCATTAGGCTTCGTTGGATCCTTAAGTGTGGTTAAAGTTCCAAGATTTGCGCTGAGTGCGCTTAAACTTGAAGCATTGATTTTTTCCGCGTTGATATAGCCGATTGACGCATTGTCCAAATACAGTCCGGCAGGTACGACTGTTCCATTTGGCAACCTTGTGGCTGTCGGTTGATAAACAAATGCGTATTTAGGCGCTACAGAACCCGCTGCGGCATCAGATGGCGGAGCGATGGCGAACTTGTTAGCCTGAATAATGAAATCAACGGTTTTGCTATCGTTCTCAATCCCAACACCGCCAATTAAATTGCCGGATTGCAACTTCAAAGTTGCTCTTGATTTCAATCCATCAATTGATTGTTGCTGCGATTGAATTGACGCCGTATGTCCACCCACAGTTGTTTGCAGATTGGTAATACTTGTCGCCTGAGTTGAGACTTTTCCATCAATCGTTGATACCTTGGCATCAAGTGAAGATAGCGCTGAGGCCTCAGCTTTATTAGCCAGACCATCCGTCAAGGTTTTGATGTCCTGAGTCCATGAGCCCCAAGTTGATGTACTGGTGCTGCGACGTTCAGCCGTAAGTTTTGAATCTGTACCTCGTGCAATCTGGATGATCGGACCACCAGATGCGTCAGTCCAATAAACGTATGTTTCAAGGGAGACATATGTACCCATGCCAGTCAAACCTAGCACAGAGGCTTGCTTGAACTCGCGAACGATACGCAATGGATAGTTTGACCAATACCACGATGGAGGCTGATTAGTAGATCGAGTATCGGATACTGCAACATCCTTTAATAAGCCATTCACAGATGCATTCAGCGAAGTAATACTTGAGCCTTGAGAGGTAATTGCACCTTCGGTTGTAGTTACGCGGTTGGCGAGGTTTGTTAGAGCCGAACTATCTGCTTTTGTTGCTAACGTGCCGTTAATATTGGTGATGCTATTGTTTAGCGAGGTAATACTACTGCTATGTGAAGCAATATCCTTACCTTGTTGAGTCACTGTGTTCGACAATGACGAAATGGCAGAAGCATTTGCATCCAGTTGAGTGGTTAAAGTTCGGGAGTCACCTAAACCTACAGGTACACCATTCACAAAACTAAGTGGGTATTCAATCCACTGATTAGGAACAGTCGAATCAAACATACCGAGAATACCATTGCCTGCATCTAGGTCTTTGCGTCCTACAAAAATAGGAAGAGCATTCCAGTTCCAAGATCTGAAATATGTGTCGCCAGCACCACAAGCAAGTAAAAGCGCACGTAAATCAGTATTTGGGTTTGAATTTCCAACTGAGCCAATGTTGTCTGTACCCACGATTGCAAAGTAAGTGCCCGATGCAAGCGCCTTGATAGCGGCATAGATGGCGTTACATGCAGATACGATGTCGCCATAGGTGTCATATTGCGTACAGCTTTCAACGTCCCCATTTTTAAACACAATGAGATTTAAACCGCGCCCAAATCCATATAATCGCGTATTGTTCCCAGTGAAAACACCTGCCGCCTTTGGCATGCCAACGGCAGAGCCGTTACGGAAAGTCACCAGCGAATATGACTTCGTATTACCGATTTGATTAGTGAGCGAGGTAATGCTGCTGCTATTTGATGTAATAGCATTGCCTTGCTGACTTACTGTATTAGTAAGATTTGCGATAGCAGCGGCATTTGCATTGCTATCAGGGATATAATCATATGGGCTTGGAATCCAAGCATCAGTCGTGAGTACATCGCCTTTAACAAGAACTGCCCAATAAACAGTACCGATAGTGCCCTTATCTGCGGTCGGACGGTTGATCATGTAGAAGTGGATAATTGGACCAGAGGCAACTGCGCTGTTTTTAACAAAGGTAACCTTGCTGATAACCTTACCGTCTGTATTAACAATAGATTGCAAAGTCTGGCTACCACCACCCGCGTAAACCGCTAGGTAAGAGTTGTTATCACCAGTCCCTCGTTTATGTTCAGCGCACCAGATCAAGGTGTATTTAGCGCCAATTTCCCAATCTTCACCTAGTTTGTAAGTGTGGTGTGGGTATGAGACGCCATCATACAAGCCAACTACATTTGATTTAATGAGAAGGTTAGTTCCACCTTTTCCGCTAACTGCTAATGAGTTAGTCAATGAGGTAATTGAGTTACCTTGGCTTGTGATATTTCCTTCTGCATTTGTTACGCGGTTAGAGAGCGAATTTAACGCTGTCGCATCTGCCTTTTGAGCAAGGGTGGCATTGATGTTTGTGACGCTATTGTTGAGCGAAACAATATTGTTAGATGCGGAAGTTACACGGCCGTCAATGTTTGTAACTTTGGAATCAAGCGTACTTAATGCAGATGAGGTTGCTTGCAAGTCGGTTGCTAATTTCTTATTACCTGTAATGTTACGTACTTGAATGTTCGTAACATGCCATTGCTGCCCCGCTGCTTCTGACGCAGCTATACTTACTTGAAGCCAAGGTCGAATATCAACCATGCCATTTGGCACAGTGAAATAACCTTCCACCATACCCCAAGCATTTTTGTCCGTATACTTAATGGCAACGCTATACCATGTATAAGTGCCTGCGCTGTTCCGAGTATTGAAACCAAGCACGGCAGAAGCGGTTGCTGATGTATTTGGCGTCGCAAACCAAGCCGAAACATAGAACATGTCGCCAACATTACATTTGACGAAAGGACCGTAATAACTATCGCGGTTATTCAGTCTTAATGCTTTTGGAGAAGGCGGGTTAGGTGCTGCGTCAGTCGCATCAACAATTACGCCAGATGTCCAATCGCTTTTCGGGTCTACGAAATCAGGATTAAGAACAAGATTCGATAAATCGTTGTTAGTAATCTTGTTGGTTAAGGTGGTAATAGAATTACTTTGTGAAGTAATTGTATTACCCTGTTGAGACACAGTATTTGTCAGATTGCTAATTGCAGATGCAGTGGCATTAAGCGTTGTTGAAATGTCTAATAAAGACGGCTCAATGATCGCCGAAATGCCATTAGATGCGAGGTCTGCCTCTGCCATGAAGCTTGCAGACCAACCATTCATCCATTCGTCTGGCGGAGTTGTATAGCCGATTTCGGCATCAATGTTGAATTTTGGATACTGCCAATAAGCACCGGGCGCTTGGGACGTCAAAATAATGACTACTGTGCCATTACGGACGCCCATGCGAACTCGAATTGGCATGGTGCCCGAATTCACTACACCATGTTGAAGTAGAGAGGTGCCCGAATATGCATAACCCCCAATGTTCAGATTAATTTCATTCTTAGCGGCCAAGTAGTTATAGCCAGTAAGTGAAAGTCGGAACATTTTATTTGTGAAGGTAATTGGCGTTTGGATTACGATATTGCCAGTTAGATTTGCTCCGTTTTGTTGCCACACCAGCACGCCTCTAAATAACTTAGCTGCGCCAGTGCCGCCCTGAATCTTAGGCAAAGCAGCGTTCGCTGTATTGGTTGTAACCGTTAAGCTGTTACTTAAATTAGTAATCGCATTACTTTGATTTGTTAAACCATTTTCAGCAGCCGTCATTCTCGTTGAAAGACCGCTTAGAGCCGAGTTTGCCGCTGAGATATTCCCTTCTGCTGCACTCATACGAGAGTTAAGCGAAGTGATTGAATTTGTTGCTGTCGTTAAGCGTCCATCAACTTCTGATACTTTGGTATCAAGAGCGCTAATCGCTGATGCATTTGCATCATTGCCAACAATTGCCTCTGCATCTTCCAGAATTAGGTAATCAAGCTCAACAATGCCCGTTTGCGCCGAATAGTTTGCAATAAACATCGGCGTGATGAAGCCTGCTTGTTGTGAAACAGTACGTGGGCTTTTTTTTGAGCCTGAACCTGATGCCGCTCCTGCTGATCGACCTTTGATATACGCAACGATTTCTTGCCATTCATCGATCGCAGGCGCGTGGGCATTAACGACATAGTTAGAAGATCCCATGTCGCCCGATAATGCGTTGGCTGTTGTTACGTATAGTGCCTTGTCTGGGGTTTTCTGAGAGACACCGAGGTAAATTGTGCCTGTTCCGGCACGACGGCGATACCGCGCACGAAGTCGATATGTCTTAGTTGCATCAAAAGGAATGAAGTTATTCGGATGCATCCAAACAATATCATTGCCAGCATTATTTCCAAGTTGAATAACACGACCCGCTTGGCCATCCGCTTGTGCAACAATTGAGTATTCGCCTGACGTATTAAAGAATGTCCAATCGCCCTGTGCATTACCCGCATTCATTGAAATGCTTGAAGTAGCGTTGCTTAAAGTTGAACTTAAAGCTGTAATGGCATTGGTATTTGACGTTACTTTGCCATCGACATTCGTAACTTTCGTGTCGAGGTTTTGAAGTGCAGAAGCATCAGCCTTTTTGTTTAAATTGCCTTCTGTGGTCGTCATGCGACTTTCGAGGCTAGTGACGCGTCCCGCAGTCGCGGCGTTTTGGCTAGTGGCTGTGTTGAATAAATCAGTCGCCTTGGCTTGCGTTGAAAGAATCATTCCGGTTGGGTCGCTACCTGCAATCCAAGCCGAAGGGGTTGTGTTGTTGCCAACTTGCCGTTCAAGCATCATTCTTTCGATATTGATAACTTGTCCCGCAGGTTTGCCTGTAGGGTTTCCGATTAACAGCATACATGCAGCGGCACCACCAGCGGGCACCGTGAACACCCCGCTATAGCGGGTTAATGTTGCGGTAATATTAAAGCGCAGGCGTGTACTATCTACATTGTAGAGTTGCCACTCAATAGCATGCGGTGGTGTCCCACCGACAGTTTTAGCAACAAAGCTAAAAATGTATGTACCTTCTGTTAGCCACTGGCGAGGAACTTGGCCGCCACCAATGTTGAAGTAAGTGCCGCTAGTGGTGTTGGCAGGCATCGTGAATTGGAACGCACGCACATTCACCGTATCTGGTGATTGAATAACTTCAAATGGAAGACCTGAAATCCAATTTGGCTTTTCGATTGGGTTGGAAATTTCAGGGCCGAGCAAGTTCACGCCTTGATTTGGAATTCCCTCAAAGCTGCTTTGCAACGCTGTTAATGCAGAAGAGTTAGATGTAACTTTGCCGTCGATTAGTGTTACTTTTGAATCAAGCGACTGTAATGCGCTCGCATCCGCTTTACTCGAAAGTGCGCCGTTGATGCTTGAAATGCTGTTGTTGAGTTGAGTAATAGAATTACTATGGGAAGTAATGGTATTACCCTGCTGGCTGACAGTGTTTGACAGGGTGTTAATCGCATTCGCATTGGCTGCAATAGCATCGCTATAAGCTTTTGGAATGGTGTCGTTTACAGCCGTTACATCAAATACTTCGTATGAAGCAAGAATCACAAAGACTGGATTATCAACCGTTGGTACTGGCGGGTTAGTACCGGCAATTACGCGGAAATGACCTTGAATAGTAGAGCCACTTAAATCAGCCCCACCTTGTACGACAGAGTAGTACGTTTCAAATTTGCCAGTTCCTAGATCATTACCCAAGATTCGGATGTATCCACCCGTACCCGTAGCATTACCGATGGCTTGTAATTTTGTACCCACTGGCATCTTAATAATTTGTTTAATTAAGAAGGTTTTATTTGCAGTGAGTACAAGCGTAGGTGCAGTTGGATACCAACCACCACCCAACGCTTGAGTTGCTTTGATCAACATTTCATGGGTTGAGCCAGTTGGGTTGTCTGTTGACTTAGTTTGCTTAACCCATGAAGTTCCCGCAGGGAAACTGTATGCAGATAAACCACCAGCAGAGGTCGTTTTGAAAGTTGGATCGTCGCGTAGAGGCTTGCCAAGAGATAACAGTCGCGCCAGAACGTTTACGTCGTTCAAGTTACTGTTTGTTAGATCAAGGCTATTGCTAAGCGAAGTAATCTGCCCGCTTTGACTTGAAATCTTGCCCTCGGCTGTTTCCACTCGGCTAGTTAAGTTATTGACCGCGCTTGAATCGGCTTTGTTTGCCAGTGTTCCATTGATTGAGGTGACGCTATTTTGTAGCGATGCAATTGAATCACTTTGATTGGTGATCTTGCCCTCAGCGGTTGCCATGCGTGTCGAAAGTCCACCAACCGCAGTATTTGTGCTGTTGATATTTCCTTCGGCTGTAGACATGCGCGAATTTAGTGACGTAATCGAATCTGTAGCAGTGGTTAGCCGACCATCGATATTGTCAACTTTTGTTTGGGTCGTTTGAATTGCAGAAGCATTGGCGTCAATTGCAGCCTTTGTATCACGAGGGCTTGGACTCCAAGCGGTAGCCTTTGTGCCCGCTTCAATTTGTAATTTACGAATCGTCGGGATACGGCCAGTTCCATACGTTCCATAGAACTCAATTGTCGAAACAGTTGTACTTGCCGTATGCGCTTTTGGACTAACTGTTACTGAATATTTGGCAAATTGATTTACGATAATTGCATTAACGGAAGTAACGAATTGGTGAGCAGAACCATTTGACGAATAAACTTGAACCGGTCCAGCCACAGGAACGCTCATTTCAAACGAAATCGTGATTGGCTTCTCAAGGTTTTCGTCATAGAACGCTTTTAATTCGGCGCTACGTTCATACAGTAAATATTCGCGATTCGTTGCGGCAGTTGAAGTGCGAGGAGCTTCGGAGTTCGCAACAACGTTTACACCACCAATCGTCAATTGACTGTTGAACTTGTCGATTGCGCCAGAGGCGGCAGAATCAGCCTCAGTTTTTGTGTAGTAGTTGTTTAAAGCAGATGCGTCTGCTTTGGTTGATAGCCCATTCTCAACTGTCGTAACACGCCCTTGAAGAGCGGTAACGGCATTGGCAGTACTTGTTACTCGGCCATCAATTTCTGAGACTTTTGAATCCAAAGAATTGAGAGCGCTTGAGTCAGCTTTGGTTGAAACGGCTTTGTTGGTAGATGCTAGATCGTTTTGAAGAGAGACAATTGACGACCCTTGTGATGAAATTTGCCCCTCAGCATTAGAAACGCGAGTTGTTAATGCATTTAAAGCTGTAGCATCCGCTTTGTTTGAAAGGGTTCCATTAATCGTATTAATGCTGTTGTTTAGTTGCGTGATCAAATTGCCTTGAGATGTAATTTTCCCCTCGTTGTTCGAAACGCGTGTAGTTAGGTTGTTGATTGCTACAGCGTTTGTATCTAAGGCATTCTTAATCGCATTTAGATCAGCAGGACCCGCCGTCCACGTAGAAGCAGGCTTTTCGGAACCGACAGACTCTTCAAGCATCAACATATCGATGAGGTATTCGCCGGCAGAAGGCCCTGAAGGGTTACCTACGACATAGACGGTGGCGCCGATTGCATTTGCAGGTGAGTTGACTGGTCTAAATGAGTATCGTTGGCCGTTAGCGTTCGGAGCAATGTAAGAATCTGTTTGACCTTGTGGAAAAATGATTCCGGCATTTGTTGTGATGTTTCCAGTGCTAGGGTCACGAATAAACCACAGGATGTTGAAACGGAATGACGGAACGGCTGTTGATAAAGCCTTCAACCAAACGCTAAATGTATAAGCGCGCCCCGCTTCAACTTGCATCGCCATTTGTGATGGTGCTAGAGCGGCTTGAGCGGTGCCGAAATACACATAATGAGCCGCCGCCGTGAATGACACTTTGTAAGCCTTGCCGTTTCGACGTAACGCAGAGTCCACCAAAGCTACGGTGCGACTCGCCCCACCAAGAGCTGGAAGTTCTTGCGGATCCGAGAAGGGCGCTACAATGTTATTAATGCCTTTTCCGCTGCTTAATTCTGATTTAAGAGCAGTAACGGAGTTTGCAACAGCATTAGCCTTGTCTACCGCTGTATTTGCTGTCTGTTGAGCTGCTGCCGCTGCATTAATCGCATCTGCGGTTTTGCCTTCGTTTGTGGTTAAACGAGAGTCAAGCGAAGTGATTTTTGATGTATTTGCACTTGTATTTGTCGCGTTGGTATTAATTTGCGTTTGCAGACTAGACAAAGTGTCATTTGTGCTCGACTTGTAAGTCTCAATGTTGCTTAACAGTGCAGCATCTTCTGACTTGCGCTGAGACGTTTCTGTGGTGAGGCCGTCATTCAGTTTAGAAATTGCCGTAGTGCGGGCGTTTGCCTCGTCAGCGATCTTCTGGTTTAACTGATTAGTCGAAGATGTTAAATCGGAAGCCACTTTAGATGCGGCTGCCGCTGCGTTATCTGCTGTAGTTTGAGCATTTGTAGCAGTTGTATTTGCCTTGGCTGCTGCCGTAGAGGCGCTATCAGCCATAGCTTTAGCCGTATCCGCTGCATTCTTGGCAGTTGTCGCCACGTTGCTTGCAGAAGTTGCAGCCGTTACAGCTTGGTCCGCTGCATTTTTGGCGTTAGCCGCTGTAGCGCTTGCTTCACTAGCGATTTGTTGAGCCGATGACGCTTGTGTCTGGGCAGAGCTTGCTGCTTTTTGAGCTTCGGAAGCTGCTGTTTTGGCATCTGTCGCTGCTGTTTGTGCGTTTGTTGCTGCCGTTTGAGCGTTGTCAGCAACAATCTTTGCGGCTTCAGATACGGTTACTGAATTTTCAATCTTGCCCTGTAATTCAGTTGCAAGGTCGCTTTCTCCAATTTGACCAGAGATTAGATCAAGTACCTGATCTGGGTCATTTCCAGTCGTGCCTTTAACGAAGTTCGACCAATCACTTTCATTGCCAGACTTATCAACGGTTTTCGTTCTGTACCATTGATCAAGACCGCCCTGTAATCCCTGAATAGTCAAGGTGTTTGTAGGATATGAAACATTACCGAGCAATCTAGGGTTTGAACCATCAGCCCGATCACTCACTTCAATGACAACATGTGATAGGTCAGAGTTACCTGCCGGATAAACCCAATCGAGCTTCATGCCGAACAATAACGGCGTGGTTGTCAAAGAAAGGACATTAGTTGGCTTGCCAACTTTTCCTTTTACGTCGGTGCTTGTTGAATACTTCGGATAAGAACGTGCGCCAAAAAGGTTGTACGCAACAACGCGAGCTGTATAGGCTCCCGCGTATACATCCTCAACCTCAATACTTAATGAAGTGGTCTGTGGAAGCTTGACCCAGTTGCCATCATTGCGTTTCCATTCGACTTCATAACGCGCTGCATTTTTCGCTTCTTTCCAGCTAATAACGAGGCGAGTTTTTGCGACGTTTTGAGTGGTAATAATTTCACTCTTAATCTCGACACTTGCAGGAGGTTCCTGATTGCGAGAGTTCAAGATTGAAGTCGGCGGAACATCAAGCATCAAATCATTTTCAATAGATTGATACTTGTTAGGATTGTGAGGAACGGCAGTAATGTTATAAGTGCCCTTTTCTTCACCTTGAGCAACGTTTACAACGCGAGCGATTACTGGTTGTAATTCTGCCGCTTTGATAATCCATAAAGCGTATTTGACAGGCATAACCGTCAAGGCTTCAGCCCATTCCACCACTGTTACTTCTTTGGTGTGTCCAGAAACGGTTACTGTCTTTTTGGTATGAGAAGCAATTACGCGCTCTGCTAATGACCCATCTTCTAAACGGATCACAAGCGTCAAATCAGTAAATTCCCCAAAATCAACCAGATCATCAAGAACTGCCTGTTTGGCTGTGCAATCTAGTAAACGTCCACCAAAACGTTTACCCGCGCGGTCACGGTCTTGAACGTAAATCAAATCACCCGGCAATAGGAGAGCTGCATCAATGCCGACATTGAATGTGATTGTTTCTGACTGTTGGTGCTCGCTGTATAGCAACCAACGGCCATAACGAGCAGCTTGACCGCGTGACGTACACCCGAATGCCATGACTTCTGTTTTGCGAATGCCATAGCGTTCAATGAGTTCAGGGTCTTCAACTACTTCTGGAACTTGTTTGTAGTCGTCATTCGGATCATTCCATGTAACTACCGCGACTGAATGACGGTCTTTATTCGAAGTTCCCTGATAAGAGAAATCGCCAACAATATTGGTATTGTTGAACAGCATTTGCGGAGTGCCTGGCGCATCGATGGTAAAGCCCACCATATGGCCTGCCCAATACGCCATGCCGTTAAATGCCGAGCAAATATCGACAATGAGGTCATACGCTTCAACACGAGTATTGATAACGCAGTTAATTGTGTATCGCGGTTCTTTGTTGCCAAAACCGTCGTCTACAAGCTGATCGCAATACTGACCAATTACATACAAACGGCTTTCGTCGATCATTTCAGGCGTAATGTATTCGCCTAGACCGTAACGTTTGCTAAGTAACAGGTCATACAGAATCCATGCAGGGTTACTTGATGACTCAAGCTTGAAAGTACCATCCCAAGGCCCTGTGTATGACCCGTCTTTATTGCGGTTTGACGGAACCTTGATTAATAGACCATCTACCAGATACTCACGTTTAGGAATTGAACTAAACGTTTCTGAACTGAATCGGGTAGCGACCAATGCAACGTTTGGATATGAAAACTTGGTTAATTCAACTTCCGAGTAACTCTCGAAGAATGTTGTGTTTTGAAGGTACGATGAATTTGAATCTGGGGTTGTTCTTGTGATCTGGAATGACCAAGCGGTAATTGGTGTACCGTCAGCTTTCTTTTTTGGAAGGTCGAAAGAGAAAGAACGCTGATAACGTGATGTCGTTTTACCAGTGATCTTCTTGTTTGCTAGGATTTCATAAGGGCCGTTGTTTACCGACAACTTGATTTGGAACTCTACGGAAGTGCCATAGGTATCGCCGGAGCTGCGATCGGTAGACAAAAGAGAGTTCACGGCCAAAATGATGCGAACGCGATCTGCATTTGGATTTGAAACCGTAAATGCGCTAGGGATGCCGGATTTAAGCTGTACGTTTTTGTAAAAAGGAGTCTCTACCCCTTCGCCAAATCCTTCGATGTAGTCTTGTCGCTGTAAACCGACCCGTTCCGCCCAAGACACATTCGCGAAGTTCAGTTCACCGTTTGTATGACGTAAGCGAGTTCCATCAAAAAAGATTGATTTTTCTTTTTCGGTAAGACTGTCGCCGTCAACGTTATCGACCAGACCACCGATTTGACCTTCGCCAATTAGATCAATGATATTTACATACGCGCTAGATTGAAGGTTATCTGGATCTTCTCTCGGCACGGAAGGCCTTTTGCTGCCTCCAGAAGCCCCTGCAATTGGTAAAGGAAAACCAAATTTCTTAATTTTAGCGTTCATACATCATTCCCCAATTAACTTGCTTATTCGCCTTCAAACAACAACTGGTCAATCGACATAGCGACTGAAATAGGCGTTCCTTGAACTAGACATCTGCCGTAAATGAGCTGAATTGGTCCGCCCTGAACTTCGGTCTGTTCAGTGCCATTGAAGTAATGGGACGTTCTTCGTTGGGACTCGCCATTTTTCTTAGGTTTAGGCGCAAGTAATTGAGAGATACCGCCTGCGAGCATCCCGAATGCTGTTGGTAATAAAGCTGGATACCAAATACTGGCAACTAGAAGGACAACACCGACCACTGTTTGCAAGACACCATTACCACCTGCACCGACAACCACAGGTACAAAACGAATGGTTTTGAGTTCACCGTGAACCAAGCCAAAATCCTCATCAGATAATTGACGCTTGGTTCCATCTTGGAATTCGCATAAAACGCGGTAATGAGCGAATTTGGCTGCTTTTTCACGCAACCAGTTGACCAATGAACTAGAGGTATTTGCGTTGATAAGTCTTAAAGCGTGACTTGGACCTCGCGCGGCAACGCTCCACTTTCTGCCAAATTTCTTTCCAAGTTCTCCGTGCAAATAAACATCGACTAACATTTACTTTTGTGCCTCATTTGCTTAACAGTGTGCTTAAGCCAGTAGGAGCCGTAGACATAGGCGTCGTAGCGAGATAAACGACCCTCGCAGTGATGAAGGATTTTTTCTGTACCGACATAAATGGCTGAGTGGTTTGGGTTGCCACTGTTGTCGGTTTGAATAAAAAGAATGTCGCCGTACTGAAGGGGCTGATTTGTCACATCGACAAGCCCTACTTCTTCGTACTTATTGATGAAGTAATTGGTTTCTTCATTGGTCCAGAACTTCTCTACACGCAGGTAGTCACGAAGTTCGATACCAAACTCACGTTGGTAAAAGTCGCGGCAAAGCGTCCAGCAATCGAAAGAGCCATATACATATGGACGACCTTCGTATGGGGCTTCATATCCGGTTGGTGAAAACTCTACGAGATCGTTAAAGTGGAATTCGTCCCCTTTCTTCTCGACCATTAGCATGTACCAAGGCAAGCCTGTCACTTCACAGCCGGCCAAATCAGATTCGGTTGGCTTCGGATTGCCATTGGTATGCGTATGCCATACACCAACAATTTCACCTTCCTGTTCTGCGCGAAGATACTCATCGGGATTAATAAGAAACTGAGTTTTCGGGAACGGCGAATCGTTACGACATTTTATAGTAAGCGCTAACTTATATTTATTGACAACAATAAAGCCACAAGCTTCATTTGGATAACAATCCATCGCATGTTGTTTAATTTCATTAAGTAGGCGTGTGTCGATCATACGCGCTGCACCCCTGGGAATGCGCCGTATGGAAGAACGGCATTTTCACCAAATCGGCAAGTACAAGAGCTAACCCGTTTCCCGCAGGCATCAAGATTCGGGTCATCTGTCGGCTTGTCATCCTTTGTGAAATAACCGCCTGTCCAACCGCAGTCTGGCGAACGGTACTGCCAGCGACATGCATTCTTGGTCACCTGACCGAAAGGTAGTTGAACACCTTGGAAATCAAAGGCTGATGCCAATTCCCATTCAATTGAAACGCGGCTTTCATTAACCTTTCGATCAATAAACCAAATTTGATCTGGCAAATGTTGCGTTGGGTCGGCTTCGGGATTTCCATTAGGAAAGTTCACTTCATCAAGGAAGCGGCCAAATGTACGTTTACGGATAACCTTGCATCCAATAAGGTTGTCCAGCTCCGCCGCAAGTGACGAAAATAAGCCACTTACGTTTGCCAGAATTAGCTTAGGCGTAGGCAAAGTGCCCTGACTGCTTACATCAAAGTCACTTGCTTCAATAGGCAAAGGGTCATAGCGTTCTCCCTGCCAGTAGATCGGTTGGTGAAACGCATTTACGCCAGAACAAAAACGAATAACATCGCCGCCAAATTTAGTTGTATCAATAACAAACAGTTCAACTTCTGCTGTTGGTGACAACGATTGAATTTCAGCTACAGCGATTTTCTCGCCCATTATTCATAAACCTCTTCAAGCACTGCGGTAATCTGAAAAACACCAAATTTGATTTGATTCATCTTCCATTCGCGGCAGACGAACTTGCCCTTTTTGCCTTGTGGGTCAATCCAATCAAACGCGGTTGTGCCATTGGCTTTGTTAAGAAACTCGTCAATTTCATTTGCCGTTTGCAGGTTGTTGGTAAAGGTGCAGTTCCATACCCGCAAACTTGGGTTAATAGAATTTGGAATACGGGCTTCGTAGCCATCATTAAACTTGACCGTAGAGACGGAAGGTTTTTTCGACTTTTCAGCGCCCAAATCGGGCTTCCAAATAAATTCCATAAGACTCAGAATGAAATTAAGCGCCTACCTAATTATAAGTAAGCGCTTACTAATATTAAAGGGGGTAATTATATTATTTC